ACAACCTGGATGACCTCAGCTTTGTGTTGCTCGAAGTCAGATACGGAACTCTCGACGTAATTGCTGTAGAGGTGGCCTGCCTGCTCGACTGCAGGTATGCCCTTCCACTTCTGCTTGTCACGCCAGAGCATCGGACGAGCATAAAGCCCGTCCGTAACCTCTGTGGTGAAACCGTCGTCGAGATGCTCTGGTATCATCCGCTGACCTTCACGATGTTAAACGCTGCCGTGCTTTCCTGACGATGTGCTTCCCATGTCATAGGGAGACGGACTTCCTCAAGAGCACCTTCGATCGATGGCGACTCTGGGTTGAGAATGCCCTTTGGAATGTTGATCGTGAAGCTGTCCCCACCATTCGTGATGACCAGTTCCTGCTGGACCCCGGCCGCTGTATCGCGGTTGTCCCAGAAATAATCCTTCGTCCCACTGATGTACGGGGACGACACCGCGAGCAATACCTGAGCTGGACCCGGTCCTACGTCCGTGACAGTGTTGCTGGAGTTCCACGACTGTACGAGCTTGTTGTCGATGACAAAGGCAAACCTGTCGAGGTCTACCGCGGTCGTGGCGATCTCGTACGTCGTGCCGGGGAATGGGAAGATATTGTCCACAGTCCCGTCGGTCCAAGTCGTACCGCTGTCCTCAATTTCATCTTCAGCAATCCATGTACACTCGGCAGAAATCGGCAGGGTTCCGACCTGACCACGAAGGATCATGCGTGCCATACGAGCGTTTGTGTACTTGTGAACGGCAGCAACCTTGTCAATGATGATCTCGGTCGTGGATACTGTCTGGTTGGCCGTGTACGTACTGGACACCAGTGTTGTTCCGGCCAGAGGAAGCAGGTACTCCAGGATCGGCCGAGTCACATCGTGGAACGTGGTGAACTGGATCTTACGTCGGCCCGCAGCGGTTCGCTTATCAAGCGGGTACCGATTACCGCAGATCGCGTCCGGGTTCTGCACACGTTCAAACGTGGACTGATCAAGGAACTTGGCGAAGCAGTACTTCGACCCGCCGAGCATCATACGAGCATTGATTGCGACTGAGATTGTCATCTGTGGTTCCTGACCATGACTTGGAATGTGAACATTGCGACTTGCTGTTCATGCCTGATCAGACTCTGGGCCTCTGCTGGCACACGCTTTAACGGGTGGACTACGTATGGATCATACACCGCGGGGTCCGCATCCTGCAAGAAAGGATTCGGCACTGTGGTAAAAGCCAGCCGGGTGGCAATCATCCAGTCCGTGTACGTACGGATCGGCCCGTCTGTCTGGTACGGGCTGCTGTCCAGAAACTGGATGGCGATACGGTGAACTTCATCATCCGCACAGTTCAGCCCGGCACCGATCGTGGACTCGACGGGGAGGATCGAGATACGAATACCGGGTAGGATCAGGTTCTGCAAGCCGTTCGACGCCCGGAGTTGGTTGCCGCCGTCTACGACTTTCCAGAGCCGAATTGCCTCGGGCTTTACTGGTCGGACTCGTTCTCCTTCGCTTGCTACGAACGTATTGTTAGCGGCCATCGTTTTCAAGATGGTCATCGTTCGGTTAGCGATGTTGAACTCAGGGCTTGCCATCAGTTCATCACCCAGCACTTATCGCCTGCTTCCATGCGGTGCGGGAATCTTACGACAACCTCATCCCCGGTGCGTTTGAGTCGCACAACAGTGATCAGGTTTTTGTCTTCGTTCACCCATTTCTGAGAGACGACTACGGCTTCCATTCTAGTCAGCATTCTCGATCTCCTTCTTCAGCATGACGGTCTTTGTGGTCTCGCACAGCCTGAGCCGATCCATCAGCGAGCCCTTCCAGTAGAACTCGTAGTTCGACCTCTTGGCGTCTCTGAACTTCTCACCACCAAACACGAACCTGTCGTATCTTCGGACAAGCTCATCGATTAGCTGGTCTGTCTCGTAGATCTCAAGTTCCCGAGGCTGTGACGTACCCAACATCCCGGAGTCGTAGGCCGTACCACTGGGCGGCAGGCCCTTTATTACGAACAAACCTTCCGTCTGACGCTTTCGCATCGTTGAACGCCTGAGCCAAACGGCTGTTAGACACAAGACGCTCAGTATGCCCGCCCACCAACCGAGTTCCGTACTCATCTTCACACAGCCTTTGCAAGAGCACTGCCATCGGCCCATCTGCTACGTCGATGTGCGACGAAGCTACGTACGCCACGTCGGTCACGGTAATCGTTGAATCACTCACCCGACACGTTGTTGAGGTCAAGCGTTCGAGGACACGTACTTCCTGACAGTCTCGGTTAAACTCCAGCGTAGTGCCGGGTACGTCACCGAAGTCGCCTGTCGGTTGGTACGTGTCCGTTGACGCTACGCGAAGTACGGCCCCGACGAACAGGGACGTAACCACAGCTTCTGAAAACGTCGCCACGCCTCCGCTGAGCGTAACTGTTCCACGAGATTCTCTAACAAGGACATTGGTCGGTCTCCTGGCCACGTACATGTACTGAAGCGAGGTACGGCTGGTCTGCTCTGTCGGCAGCCACATGTTCCACCGCTGGGGGTTCGAACTGTCGGCCACAAGGGCGTAGCAGGTAGGCAATGCCGGTGACCAGGCAAAGCCCTCTTGAATCTGGAATGCTTCGAGCAGGTTGAGCCGCTGAAGCTGCATGTTCTGTGTTCCCTCCAGGACCTGTACCACATCTCCCACGTCCTGCGGGAGAGGGTACAAGACCTGTTGGATCAGATAGGCTTCTTCCGAAAGATCGTCCTCCGGGTGTTTGCCCTCGAATAGCTCAATGACTGTACTGCTGATACGCCGATAGATTGGGTACCAATTGTGGTCGATACGGATGTGCTGAATCGTCGCATCGGTCGGCCACGTCGCGTCTGTCAGTGTAACCTGACGAGTATCGTAGTCAAAGTCGACTGTGCCTGTCTTCTGTCCTGCAAACGTGACGAGCGTGCCCATGCGGTGGAAGTACGCCCAGTCGTGCATGCCAAGCAGGCGTGACCAGGCGGACAACACCGCAGTGCGTACCTTGCCTTCGAGAAACCCACCGAGCGGTGAGTCAATCATAACGGCAATGTGGCTCATCATGTCGGAGACGGTGATCATTCGCCAAATACTTTCTTCGAAGCCTCTTCGATATTCTTGGCGGTAGACATCACGTCATCCGCGGTCACAACCTTGGTGTGCTTGTGCGTAATCTCTGCTTCCAAGTCTTTATCTGTCGCCTTCTCGTACTCGGGCAGTTGACGATACTCTGCCTTGTATCGAGCCATGACGTTGTCATTGATCAGGACTTCCTGTGGCTTAGGCGGTGCCTGCACCGGATGCACTTCCCAGTCGCCCTCGACCTGCTCGTTACGGGCACGCATTGCCTTCTTCACGTCGGACAGCGTGTGCTTGTGCGTTACGATGCAATCAGGATCGCCAGGGTACTTGGCCAGACCACGATAGACCACCGCGTCTTCAGGCAGGTTCTCACCCGTCTTAGCCTTGTAGTTCTGGCGGTACAGGTTCAACATGGCATCACACCCGCGGAACTGTTCAGTCACGCTTTTGCTGTTGGCCTGCACGGTACGATCGTCGATGCCTGTGCGAGGAGGACTCTGTGTCGCGAGCATTGCTGCCATAGACACAGACTGTCCTTCCGCGAGCATCTTGTCGAACCGGGCCACAGCTTCAGGTCCTGACTCCTGAACTGCAGCCCATTCGAGGTTTTCACGTCTGGTTGGAAACCGGCTCATGGTGAGGATTCCGTAACTTCCGCAGATGGTACCTGCTGGTTGAGCAGGTCAGCGAAAGATGGGATCGGCGTAGCTGGTGTCTGCACTACGTCCTTTTCAAGTACCGGGTGTGGCTCGTCGACTACAGGTGGTGCTGGTTCCGACAGTGATACCGGGCGTTGTCCGTTCAAGGTAACGCACACGCCAAGGTTGAACTCTAGGCTCTTGGCTAGGACTACATCGCCGGGTGATCCATCACTCTTCAGGTCCAATGTCAACATCACTTACCTCCACTGGCGGCTTTCTTCTTCGCCGCTTCAGCCTTGATTGTCTCCTGCTCCTGGAGATGAATCATGTTCTGCAGGTGAGCTTGTTCCTGCAGCATCAGCTTCTGCTGATTGAATACTTCGTTCCACTGCAGCTTCTGGGATGCCGCGGGGGCAGCACCCTGCTGTTTGTACTGGGCATCGACAAGTCTTGCAACCGTCTTAGCCTTGATCTCTTCTGTCTCGGCCTGAGTCTTCGCCGTCTCGATCGCCTGCAACTGCTGCTGCATTTGCTGCATAGCTGGATCGACAGGTGGAGTCCACTCACCAACGAACAGATCCTCGACGTTCCGCATCTCCATCGCCTTGGCAAACTTAGCCACGAAGGCGTTTGCTGGCTCGGAGTTGCCGGACATCTTCCCGTATTCCTGCAGGTAGGGTAGCCAGAACGGGGCCAACCGTTCAAGGTCAGCCATGTCTTTCTCACGATTGGGACGACGCATGTCCGTGGCCTCGATCCACACCTCGACCTCTTTGGTCAGTGTGATGAAGTCCAGCGTACCGAACAATGTGTCCCAAGCCATGCTGCCCCAGTCGCCGAGCAGGTTACGCAGTTGTTCGCCTCGCTTGTACAACGCACACAGCCACAATTCCTTTGTGCTGGTGTTGACAACGAATTGGTGAACGTCGGTAGCCATCTTGTCAGGACGTACGTTAGCCGCGGTCTGGCGGGCCGTCACATCTGATGTAACACGAGCCTGCTTCTGACTGATGCCGTAGTGAATGTCGTCGAGCCCTGTCGCCATCTGGAACTGGTTGTCCAGGTATTGAATCCACTCCAGCAGATTACCTTGGACCTCCGGCCGTTGCACGAAGGCTACGATGTCGGTAATGCCCATGTTAGACGCAGCATTGATCTTAATGACTGCCGGGTTGTTCTCCCCCTTGATGGCGGACTCGACCTCTTCGGCGTACGCCCCGTTGACAGCTATGATGTCCCGCCGTCGGTCCCATGACATCTGCAGATGGCTGACGAGCAGGATGTTCATCGCGAGCAGCGATCCGATGCCGGGGCCGAGCACGGCCATAGGCCAGCATGTGCCGACAACCGGATAGAAGTCCATCACCTCGACCGGCCACTTACGGTCACGCCACAGTTCGAACACAGAGCCGAACTTGGACGTACGCCACTTCATGGCTTCGAGGATCTGCTCGGCACCGCCCATGTTGACGAGGCCGGGCGGGAGGTTCAGCGGGTGTGGCAGGTTCCGCGTGATCGCGAGGTAGCAGTAGTCCCCCGTCAGTTGGTCGAGGGCTTGACCAAGCTGTGCCTGTACGCCAGTGACACGGGCTCCTACACCACCGATAGACCAGATCTCGTACCACTCGATTTGATCGAGGTACATGGTCTTGCCTTCGGGCTCGGCCGTGTTGTACCGGGCAACGAACTCGCTGGAGATGTGCGTGCCTCGGCCCTGCAGATACCCGGGCGGATATCCAAACCGTCGTTCAACTACCCACGCTGGCTCGACGTGGCGTCTGCTGATCCATCGTACATCTCGCCATGCTGGGTCCTTAGCGTCTGGATCGACGAGGAGGTTATCGACAGGGTCGTAGAACGTCCCAACTTGAGGTTCTCCTGTGGAGCGGTCACTGTACGTCTCAGTCCATCCACAGCCTCTACCAGTGACAAGTGCGTCTTGTATAATGAGTTCATTGTCGGTCTTGATTCCTCCCGGATGGTTCTTGGCCAGAGATTCCAGCACGACCGTGGCGAGGCTGTTGCGTAGCTGACGCTCACCCCGCTTTGCCTGTTGGGCCTGGTCGATCTGCTGCAGCATCTGCTCGTCCATCACTCCAAGCATCTGAGCGATGCCTGTCTGGTCTGGCATGTCAGATGATCGTACCTCGCGGGACGGGTTTTGCCAATACAGCGATGGCCCGATGATAGCCACGAGTTCGAACGCTTTGTTGAGCGATACCATGAACTGCGGCTGCGTGACCTGTGGGTAGAACTCCTTACGGAATGCGTCCTCCCACATAGCCTTCGCAGATGAACCAAGGAACTGACGACAGAGCTTGGCCATGACAGAGAATCGCTCTTTGCTTTTCTCTGCGGCGGCAATGCGTGCATACCATTGGGACACCATAGGTCCGAGAAGGTATTGCTGTAATTGCTCTGTCGTTGGTTCCATGATCAGCCTTTAAGATTCAGGGCGGTCCAGAGACCTCGTGGTGACCAGCACCCTTTCTCACGGTAGTTCTTGTTGTCGAGCTTCGTGTCGCCGATAAGGCACACGCCTGACAAGTTGGTGAACTTCGCACCAATGTGGTTGATGTACGCCAGATTGACCATGTTGTCTTCGGCAAAGCTGACGATCACTGCCGGGGCGGGTACGTCCATCTGGGCCTGGTTGAACCACCACACTGGGTCGCCGATAGCGACCGTCACGTCGACACCGTCTATCTTGACGGTTCGCATGAGTTGTTTAGCTTCCACTGGGAACTCCTCTGGGGGTTATGAGCCGGAAAACGGCAGTGTAACATCCGGCGTTGTCAAGTCAAAGCCAGATTTTCTTGGCTACGGTAAGCCCAGTACGATAGGGCCTTTGTCGGTTTTCTTGTTCTGCTTGAAAATTCCGTCTAAGAATTTGCGGTCAGCGTCCCACATTGCCTGACCGGGGTCCAAGGCAGCAGGCCCGGGCGGTGGGGCGAGGAATGTGGGCTCGAACCCCGCATAATATTCCATGCAGTTCCCCGCGACCATCGCCTTCAGATTCCTACGCACAATCAGAGTGGAGTTCGGTACTGTGGCACAATACACCTTCCCCTCGTATTGACTCGTAGTCACGATGGAATCCTTTGCTCCCGTTACCAAGGACGCTACGCCTTTCCGGAGTGTTGGCCAGTACTGGTCGCGAGACTGGCCTGTTCTACCTTCTATGCTCCAGTACTGGCACTTCTTCGTAAGGATGGTCGTGTGCCTTCCCAACCTGAAATACAACTCTTGGATGTCGGACGCCAGTGCAACACTGGTCGTGGCACACCGATCGATACCCTGATTGACCCATCCGTCCCCGGCTAGGTACCCTTTCAAAAACGCGGTTATCACTTTCGCACTTGACGTTTTTATCCACTGAGGGACAACCCGATTCCACGATCGGTCCCCTAGGTTCATGTCCTCCATCAAGTGCCATAGCTGCTTGCTCGAACAGATGTAGTTGTTCCCGTCTCTCAGGAAGTGCCAAGGTATCCTGTCCAACAGCGATACGAGTTTGATGACCCCTTCAGGCTTGACCTGGCTGATGCCGATGCGGTACCCAACGCCGGGCATTCGTATAACCTTGTCACGGGAACCTTCTGCAACCCACCAACCCAGCAACTCTGCGTAGTCACAGGTGTCGATTGTTCGGGTGTAGTTCCTGCACTTCGGCGGGACCGGCAGGTCCATCGTGTCTGGCGACTCGACCGACCATGGGTTGTTCGGGCACAACTTCAACAAGTTCTGTTCGGGTACGTCCTCGGCGTTTACGAAGTGCCATTTGTCACGGTTAAGCTGGCGGTACACCACCATACGATGGGTAGGTGTAACCGTACAGTCAACAGTCCGTGACTTGAACGTAATCATCGGGCCGCTGTAATCCTTCACGATCCAGCGTGACGGTGTCTGAAACTCCAGTTGGTCTTGCGAGTTTACCGTGGCGAGACGCTCGGTGTGGTCAAGGTCCGGCCACAGTTTCCAGCCGCGGTCGGTAAGCACTTCCATCGAAGGGTGGAAGCAATCGAGCACGTCATGGGCCTGCCCTTTGGCGATCTTGTCCTGGATAGCGTCTCGTGAAACTTCCTTGAGCGTCTCTTCGAACTCTTTGACCAGTGCGGGGCACATGTGGGGGACGATACGGAGTCGTGGCCTACCGCAGTTCCGACCACGAAGGAGTGCTCTCAGCTTCAATGACCGTGTGATCCAAACGGTCTCACCGCGAAGGAATAGGTCTCCCGTGACTTGGCATCGCAAGCCATACGTTCGGAATGGCTTTGAGTATTCTTCAAACACTGTGTGTCCCGCCCCCATGCTCGTCTGGTTGCCCGCCTTCGAGTCGCCGATGAATCGAGCATATCGTCGGCCGGGGTCTGCAGCTACGACACGCTTCGCCATCTCTAAAGCGTTGAGCCGCGGCACAGCCATCTCGCGAAACACGATATGGTATGGTTCACCCTCGTCCCAAAACTCTTTTGGCGGTATCGCTACCCAAAGCATCGCCGGTCTCGTAGTACCTGGGTCGAGGATAAGATCGACGCACCAATCGCTCGGTACGTTCCAGTTCAGCTTCCGCATCGCCTCTGTGACCTTGTCGTTCAGCGGGCTGTTATCTCCGTAGTTGACAACGTGAAAGTTCTTGTCGAACTCTGGGTACGCCACGACAGAGCCGGTTGCAAACTCCCCGTAGTATCGAGCTTTGATTTCATCCTCGCTCCACCCCTCGAATCGCTTACGTCGTTCTTCATCATCCATGAACGGGTTCTTCATGGCGTTGAATACGAAGTTCTCCACGTCTTGGTGCGTGCGTACGCCACGGGACACTTCATCCCTTTGGTTGACCGCTCGCTTCCACATCTGCACGAGGGCCGCACATGTCATGTCTGGCCACGCTGTCCAGTACAACCGGCCCTTTCTGTCTGACAGTCGACTCTGCCATTCCGCCAAGTGACTGGAGTACTTGATATCCTCGTCCAGCCATATGAGATTTACGGGATCGCCCCTTTTCACGTCGCCACTGGACGCAAAGCCGTAGCACTTAGACCCGTCTTTCATCTCGATACTTGTGAACTCGTGAGCGGCTTTGTTCTGCCACACCTCAAGCGTTATCTCGGATGGCGGGATCAAAGGCGGTGCCGGAAACCTTTCGTCAACCGGAATTTTATCGTCGCCCTCGATACGGCCGGGTTGCCATGCCCGCCACAGACCGGTCTGCTTGTCACGTACCATGTCGAACGCACCCGGACGACACAGCAACCGGTATAGCGTCTGGCCGATATGAGCTAGGTTCATCCCGATCAGCCAAGCGGTTATCGGCCGCTTCTGCCAACCCGGTTCTCGCATGTCGTGCTTGGACCCGTCGGCAAAAGTAACTGGTTTGTTACGCAGGTACGAAGCTACCATCGCGGCAACAATTACGGACTTGCCCGATCGTGGAGCCCCTTGAACAAGTACCTCGGATGCCCTGCTAGTAACAACTGCTTCCTGGTATATGGTCGGGCGGAAGATCTCCAGGGCGTCGAGCTTGGCCTTAGCCACCTTTGCCGCGGCGGCTACCCCTTGTTGGAGGTCCCGGCGAGACATGAGCGATTGACGGATCTTGTTCGCTAGTTCTTCTGACATTTTCTCTCCTCCCGGGCGAGTCTGCTCGCGTGTTGTTTCGCCCTGTATGCTGGGTCGGCCCAGCGGGCTTTAGCCTCAGCTTTGTAGTCCCTACGTGCCGCGGCTTCTTTCAGCTTAGCTATCGTTTCCGGCGATCTGACAGCCCCGGTATGCCTTGCGGATATCGCGGCCTTGTGCTCGGCGGACATGTTGCCCTTCTTCACTTCGGACAAGTGTCTTTTTGTTTCTTCAGAGTGCTTGAACCCCTTGCTCGCTTTAGAAATCCTAGCCTTCGTTTCGTCGCTGTGCTTCCGACCACGTTGGCCTGCGGACATCTTCTGACGAGTCTCCTCCGATATGGGTCCTCTACGTGCTGAGGCTTCCCGCATCTTCTGCCTTGTTTCCTCGCTGTTAGTCTTGGCTCTCAGCTTAGCAATCGTCTCCGGTTTGGCTTTCTTGCCGGTACGAGTCTGAGACATCTTGCGTCGGGTCTCCTCAGACGCTTTCTTCCCACGGTTTGCTTCTGCCAGTTTACGCTTTGCGGACTCGCTCAACTTCATGCCACGGTTAGACTCCGCGATACTCCGCACGTTGAATCCCTTGTTGGGGTCGAAAGACTTGTAGTAGTCGAGGTACACCTGCTCTTGAGCAACACAATGCTCGGGCAGACAGACTTCGGCTACTGAGAAAGAGAACGCTTCTTCTCCGTACAGGTTCCAAGCGGCTTGGATGTGCTGGTTCGGGTGACAACCTCTCCGTAGTTTTCGCAGGTGCTGGGTCCATCGTTTGGTGAGACTCACCGCCGCACTGCCTACGTACCGCTTTCCGTTTGCGGAGCAGAGTATGACGTATACGCCGGTATTCACAAAATACCTCCGTACTGATTCTGCCGAGCCAAGGCGTTGTAGGCCGCACCGGCTGTGAGGGGCCTGAGAACGCCCGGTACAGCTTGTGGCCGCATCGGGTTCATCGTCGACACAAGCGGTGAGTCACCGGCTGATGCACGGAACGCTGGCTGCTCGACCTGTTGTACCAGCGTGGTTGGGTTGATCGGCACACGCTCGCCGTCGATGGCACGAATACGCATCTGGTCGATCAGGTCTTGGTCCCACAACACCCTATCGCCTGCGAAGCCTTTTATCGACGAAGGTGTCATGGCCCCTGGGTAGCCAGTAGCTTGTAAGTCTTCAATGCCTGCAAGCCTCGGGTCCACACCAAGCATCTGCTCGGCCGATCCTTGGGTTGTCCAGTCCGCAAGGGGCACGTTCGGCATGTCTAGTTCGTACTGAACTGCATCTGGAAACCCCTGACGTTCGAGCAGACTCCGTACGTACTTCGGTGTACGTGGGTCGTCAGACACGTACATGGCTGGACCATAGGTCTTACCGGTCTGCCCAGTGCCAACTTCATTCATGTCAAACATGCCGTACGGATGTTCTGGCGTAGCTGAAGCGGACCAGTCCCTGCCGACATGCTGTACCCGTTCAAGTTCGGGAGTGTACCCAAGCAGTTTCGGACTTTGCTCAGCGACACTAGCCGTAGCCGGTGCAACCTCATCCGCCGTCGGACGGTACACCCAGTTACTATCTACCTGCTCGTAACCCATGTGCTGCAGCTTCGCCGCAAAGTCCGGGCTGATCACTTCTTCCGCTACGATAGGCTTTCCGAACCCTCTGAGGTAGTTGTGCAGAGACCGATACGCACCACTGCCTGGCTGTCTCGCCTCAATACTCGCCACAGTTATCGCATCGTCGATCTTCTCTTTACCCAATTGTCGAGCACCGCGTCTCATGTAGAGACGATCGAACATGTCGTTCTCCGGTACATCGAACGACGTTCTGCCCCCGATGAGGTCCTCTGGTAACGGGCCGGATAGTTTGGCGTCCAGCGTGGACCGTACCATGTCATCGAGGGGGTTCACCATCTCATCCGCCTGCCGTGCCAACACTCGCGGGTTGACGTAGCTGTACTTCCCGGCCTCGCGTAACGCATTCACAGCGTTGGCCTGTCGTGCTGCCTTACCACCTTTGATGGCACGCAGCACAGCCCCACCGCTGACGAAGTTCATCGGGTCCAGTGCTACCTCAGCACCGAAGCCAAGCACGTCCTTGACACCCTCCATCGGGTCGGACAGCCAGCCGGACATACCGGTCTCTTTGTTCGCACCGAGTAATGGCCGTAACACGTCACGCCCGGACGCCCGGTTGTCGCCGGAGAACGGTGTCATCCACTGGTCGAACGGGTTCTGCCCCGTCAACAGGTCTCGTACAGACGAGCCAGGCAGGTCGAGTAGGTTGCCAGCGTAGCCGAGGAGTTCAAGCGGGTTTACCATCGATCAGCACCTCTACCTTTGGCTGGCTGTCAAGAATGTCCAACGCCTTACCTGCCGCTTCGACTACGGCCTGCGGGTCAAGCTGTACTATAAGGTCCAACATCCGTGTACGGAAGTCCTTGTCGACTTCCAACTGAATAGTTGCCGCTTGGCTGGCGATGGCCATGAGGTCTGCCTCTGACACACCGTCAAGCGGATCACCCGTTTCACCGACCAGACTGTCTCGATCTTTGGCGAGCTTGACCAGCGTGTCGTACAGGCCACGCAGGACTTTATAGTCCACATCATGGAACGCCCGCTGCTCTTCGTTGAGATGATCACCCCGGATTCGCTTCAGGTCATCGACCATCATCTTGCCAAGCTGGTCTGCCCCACCAAGCTGTTCCATCGCAGCCTCGGCGATATCGAGCGTGAGCGGTCGACCGGCTTTGCGTACTTCGGCCAGTGCCTCCTTGAAGCCTCGCTGTGGCACCTTAGACGCGACGGTAGCGATCGTCGCAGCGGTTATGACTTCGTCTTCGCAACTCATACAGAAACCTCTGGGGGATACGTTCTGCGGGCTCGCAGGCAGGCCACACACGGCACAGATGACCTTGCCCGGAAAGACCAAAGAAAAAGGCAGGCAGTGTTGGCTGCCTGCCTTAGCGTCGTCACGGGTTGTCACGAGAATCACTTCTGCGTGATGGGTGTGAGTGGTACGGCGATAGGGTTACCGCTGTGTACCGTTTGGACCGTCGAGCCGGAGTGGATACCGGCGGGAGGAGATGCTGGCTGCTGAACCATTTTAGGATCACCGCCTTTCACAGCCCGTCGCCGGGCAAAGAGACATCAAGGCTTCACGGCTGCGAATGGCGACCGGAAGTAGACTCGTGCAAAATTGCCGGACGTGGCTGCTTCATTGGCTTTGCCGCAGTGACCGATCGGGTTCGTGCCCGCGGTACCATCGACGAAGAGTCCGTTGGCTGCAGTCTGTACTTCGGCGTTCTGGGTGATGCCGCCAGCGGCTGCCTTGACTTCACAAGGACCCTGGATGATCAGCCAGAAGTACGCACCGTCTGGAATCGTGCCAGAGACCCAAGGGTCAGCGACACCGTCACAGATGGCGTTGGCACCGGACAGGGCTCCGACTTCTTTGCCGATCTTTGCGGTCTTATAGGTATAGCCGAGGCTGGGCGTTACGACTCCACCGAGACCGTTCTTCACGAGCACCGCGTAGACTGGCGTGCCAGACACGACGTAGGGTGCGTTCGGGTCCGTCCGATCCTGATCCTGGAAGCAAGCAATCTGCCCCAGTGCCCGATCGTCGGAGATTACGTTGTACTCGCCCAGAGGCTGTTGGATGGTAATAGTCATCTGAAACTCCGTAGAGATTGAATTCGAAAGAAAGGAGGCCCGGCCGAAGCCGGGCGTCACTTATGATCAGGCAGTCTCTGACACGAAGCGGCAGAGGTACTTTGGCAGGAACTTGAAGTTGCCGTAGGTGCTGATGTAGTACAGGTACCCAACGTGTGGGATGCTGTACTCAGGACCCATGACACCGTAGATGTCGTTGTGCAGGAAGAACGCTTCCACGTACTGCGGCAGGTACATGTAGGCTTCACCGACAGGGATGGCGTAGTCCATCATGTAGACCATACCGTCGACCTGGAGGGTCTCGCCAGGGAAGCCGAGGTCGCCGTCGCGGAACGGCATGATCTGTCGGTTGTTCTGGCGGAAGCTGTCCTTGAAGTCTGTGAACATTTCAGACGCCATGCAGACGTTCGGCTGAGCACCAACCATTGACTGACCACCGCGGTGCAGCATTGCTGTCTGAGCGTAGCTGGTTGCAGCGATGGCGTTCGTTGCCCAGTCGGTTGCACCAGTGCCCCAACCAGTTGCAGCGTAGTTGACGATCACTGGTGAGGTGCCATCGTACTCGCTTGAGCCCTGACCGAAAGGCCAGTCCTTTGCGAGGTTAGCGTTCGGCTTTGTGGTCATGCCGCTTGACCAGGTTCCACCGAGGTTACCCAGTACGCAGGACTGACCAGCGTAAGTGCCGTCCGGCTGAGCGATCAAGTCTGCAGCACCGCAAGTGCTTGCAGCGTATGACAGCGGGGTCTTGATACCCGCAAAGTCGTAGGCATTGGCCGCTACGTTGCCGTCTTTCCAGTAAGCGTTGCAGAGCCGCTCCTGCATCGCCTGAGCAAGTTCTTTGCTCTTGCGAGAGTAGCGGTCACTGATCTGCTCAGGAGCACCCTGAGCCTGCAGGAACTCCTGCTCTGGCAGGAAGTCCGACCCGCGGTAGCCTTTGATACCGATGTAGAACTGAATGTCCGTGTCGGTGTTCACGAACTCGATCGGCTGGTTGTCGACGCTTGGCAGCACCTGTGGTTGCTTGACACGAGCGTTCCAGACCTGGCTGTGAGACCGGGCGTTGAACGTCATCGAGCCGTACTTACGCAGGTTGTAGAAGGTCAGATAGTTTCGGACAGTGAGGTCCGATACTTCTTTCCAGTAACGTGGTGCCAAGTCGCGGACAGAGTTGATGTGCCCTGTGACTGATGGCGGGACTAGACTTTGAGGCATGTGCTACTCCGATTTGGTTGTCACTGCAGGCCGACGGCTTGCAGTCCCGCAAAAGTTGGGAACCCCTGGTTGTCCAGTGGCACTCCCCGCTGCTGCGGAGGTACTGAGTTATTGAGAACTGTACCCGCGGCGTTGAAGCTCGGGTCAGACACAGGAGGGCGTTGAAGGGCCTGCTGTAACCACGGCTGTGGGGGCTGAGGTGGTGCTGCAGGCTGTGTGCTCTGAAGATATGCCGAGGCTGCCATGCTGGCGATCTGATGGGCTGCTGTTGGGTCGGTCACTCCCGAGTTCGCTGCCAGGTCCCACGCATCGCGGTAGGCGGCTCCGGCTTGGGTAGGTACTCGTGTCCCAGCAGGATCTGTCGTCCACAGTTTGGCCTCGTGTTCTTTGATCCATGTTTCGTGTGGCTTCGGAGTCATCGCCGAGAGTTGCTGCTCAAGACGCTGGTTTCGCTCAAGCACCTGCTTCATCTGCTCCTGCAGAGGGCTCAGGGCCTGCTCGATTGTCTCTTTACCGTACTTCGAGATGAACGCTCTTGGGTCTGCGAGTTCAGCCTGGCGAGCTTGTGCTTCCAAAGCCTGGTTGTTCAACTGCTGTGCAACCTGTGTTGCCAGCGGGTTGGTCGCTATCCACTGTCCGTTCTGCAAAGCCAGCCAGTTGTTCTGCTGGAAGACCGTGGCCATCTTGGTCAGGTCGTCCGCAGGCACAGCCGGTGTTGCTGGCGTTGCCGGTTGAACAGGTGCCGCTGGTGCGACGGGTGGTCGTTGGCGGTACTGTTCGAGTTCTGTTGCAGTCTGCTCCAAGGCACCATACATGGCATCAAAGAGTTCTCGCTCTGACTTGAACTGGCCGACTGGGATTCGTCCCATCCGTTCAAGTTCGGCGATGCTGAACTGCTGTTGTGTTGGTTGAGCCGGAGGTTGTGCGGCTGGTACAGGTGTCGCAGGAGGAGTATTAAAACCCGACCCACCCGGCTGTGACACCGGGGTGGGTGGGTTCGTATCTCCCCCAGCGGAGCGTCCCTGGAAATTTGGTTGTGCTGGAGGGGGTGTCTGGGCCGCTTGCAGGTCTGCAAACGACGGTAGTGCTGGGATGGTCATTTGGTACTCCATTGATCTGGGGGATACACAGTCTCGATAATGAGAATATGTTCCGGCTGGACTTGCAAGACCAATGAATGTACAAATACGCCAGTTTCGGATTCTTCGGTTTTAGGAGGCAGTCATGGATTCAGAAGAGAACCCGCTGGAGTTCATCACAACCGCCCAGATGATTGACGAGTTGGAGCGGCGTACGACAGGGCTACTCATTGCTTCGATGGGTGACCACGTTGAGGGGACAGACATCTACAACGTGGAGTACCGCGGGTCTATCGGGACCTGCATCGGGCTGGCTCGCATTGCTTCGCTAAGGCTTGAAGCGAAGTTCATGGACTGCGAGATCGAGGGTGATGAAGACGATGAGTGAGAAGCCTTACATGACGCCGAAGGAGGTCGTCGCGGCTTTACTCAGGCAGGGCATCGAGGTTACGGATGACACCGTGCGTAACTGGACGACGCTGGGGCTGCAAAACAAGAAAAGCCCTGGGCTTCGTTATCGGCTCAGGGCTATCCGTATTGGCGGGCGTATCCACGTGGAACGGGCGGACCTTGTCAGGTGGGTTCCGCTGTTGAGGGAGTGTTGAAGTGGGCAATACGTTCCCCTAGGATATCCGCGTACGTGCTCATGACGGACAGTTGGATTCTCAACCTCGACTGCTCCCCGTTGTCCAGCTTCTGGAAACTGTAGCACCCGAGGTAGTTCAGCAGAGCTTTGATTTTTTCATCAAGGTCTCGTTTCTCCTGTACGACCCTCTGCTGGTACGGCGGTAGATCAATCACGTACTTACCCTCCTCGCGAGATCTGTCATGCCCTGTGGCACCGCACAATGCGATGCAATCGTTGTCAGGGTTGACTTGTCACGCAGCCTGCCGGGCAGTGTCTTAGCCACGGCAAGGAATGCCTCCATACGACGCATCGTACGCACGATGGTCAGAATATTCATCGGATAGATCACGTCATGCTTGAAGTTCTTCAGCATGATAATCAACCTGAATCGTCGCTCGCTGAACTCGTCTTCCTGCATCTTCTTCAGCTTGGCCGCGTACATCTTCGCTGGCATGCCGAACTCGCCTGTCACAGGTGGCAGGCCCTTCAGCTTGAGCCACTTGTTCGAGATGACTCGCACAGCCGTTCGCTGGTCGCGGTAGTTCTTGCCCGTCATGTACAACTCAAGGTACATGTGCATCCGCTCCTCCGCGTTGAAGATCGCATGGAAAGCGTAGTGCTTGAGCCCATTGCTTCCGGGCGGACGCAAGAACTTCGGCATGAACTCAGCCCGGGCCTTCGCACTGACAGCACACGCTTGCATCTTTCCATGCTTGGTTGACCGGCCGATCTCTGCCGACTCAAGCTCAGCAAACATAGTCATCATCTGAACTAGGGTCTTGCCGAACGGGGTGTCCGTCCTGAACCCACCTTCGATAGCCATGATCGCTGCACCGATGTCGTCAATCTGTCGCACGACCCGAGCAGAGTCGTGCAGCGATCGGAACATACGGTCTGGACGCAGCGTGACGATCAAGTCCCCCGGCTGCAGATCCGCCATCAGCCTCGACCCGGCTTTACGTTTGGCCAGTGGTGTGGTAAAGGCCGATGCCCCCTCGTCGCGATACCACACCACTGGCTTGCCAGAAAACTCTGGCGGCATCATTCGCTCGATTGCAGCGACCTGGTTCTCGACAGTCTGATCGTTCGTGCTGACTCGCACGTACGCCCGGATCGTCTTGATCGAGTCAAGCTGTTTCTGCTCTCGACCTGCAGCGACCTGGCGGATGATCTCGGCCATGTCTTTCGTGCTGCACTCCATGACCGGCCGCGGAATCACAGGCCGGGGCTTCTCGTTAGATACCTTCGACTTACTGATCGTCTTGGCCTCTTTGATCCGGGCACCCATCAGCTCGCTCTTTAGCTGGGCCATGATGCCCAGCATGTAGAGCATGGCTTTGCCGTTGGCCGTGTTAGTGTTTAGAGCCGGGTAGTCTGTGAAGATCACAGAGATGCCATGCTCGACCCACGTCTCAAGCGTTGTGACGATGTCTTTCATGCGACGGAACAGTCGGTGTGTGGCTGTGGCCACGACAGTGTCGCCGGGCTTGAGAGCCCCGAGCATAGCCGCCCCACCCGGTCTGTTGCTCAGCGTCTTCTTGTACGCTGACTTACCGCCGTCGATGAATACACCCGGCAGGTCACAGTTCGTCTCGCGGCCAAGCGGTAGCTGGTACCGCTGGCAGTATTCAAGACAGGCTTTTACCTGGGCGTCGACGGAGTAACCTGTGACGTACTGGTCGAGTGTGGACACGCGGGCGTAGATGAAGGTGCTCATCGTTGTCTCGCTTCCAGCATGGCGTCGGCCATCTTGTAGCACATCCTGGCGTCGTCTTCGTAGTATGTGTCTCGGCCAATCCAGCTCATGCTGGCTAGTGCTTTAGCGGCGAAGTAGTCCCGGAGGGTCATACCCCGCTGCCCGTTTACGTCTGCATCGTTAGAAACTGGAAACGCTCGTTCTTCGTTCATCGTACCAAACTTTCACAAAGGGTTTGAAACATCCCAGGTGCTTTCAGGCCAGAGTCGCTACGCACGACAAAGCCGATCAGGCTGCTGTCCTCGCACCACGTTACGTGCAGGCCGGGGCCAACGTCGTCCCAGACGAACTCGACGTTTGCTGGTTTATTGTAGACGAAGCAGAAGGTGACCATCAGAACCACAACTCGTTGTAGCCGTACTCAGGTATCGGACCTATGCCAAAGCACGCAAGAGCGGCCTGCACCACAGGACGGGTTTTGTTCCAGTACAGTAGTTGAATCATTGGTCAACCCTCACAAGTTCCCAGTCAGAACTTCCTGCTGCGTCAGTGACACGTTCTCTCGTCCAGATCTGCCCGCAGTACTGGCAGAACTTAAACCCGCTGTGGACAGCTTGCTTGGTCTGTCCGCGGTATGCCTTCAAGTCCTGCGGCTGGCAGCACTCGCGTTCTTCGGTGACTTTGATTTTCATCTCTCAGTCCTCCCAGCTAAGTCGGATACGTTTTGCTTCACACCGAAGTTCTACGGCCCGGCAGTGGTGGAACTTCGCGCTGTCGTACAGGCCCATCGTCCCGGCCAAGTCCTCCTTGTGCTCGTGCCACTCGGCTAGTGCGTCAAGAATGTCTGGCGTGTCCTCACACACGTCTTGTTCTATGTCGGTCAGCTTCATTCTACCTCTCCTAAAAATTTGTACCGCTCGACTTTCTGTGTCTCGCTCGGCGGCAATTGTACGATATGGCCTTCCCGGAGGAACAGGTCGACCTCCTGCCGAGCCTCGACTTTCTTCAGCCTGAGAATGGTGTAGTAGTCACGCAGCGTCCATTCCTCAGTCACACGCTCGACACGACGGCGACGTTCCTTCAGGTAATCGTCCATCTTCTTCGTGACAGACTCCTCCCGCTTCAGCATGTCCCCACTGACCGATGCAAAGGCTGCCTCGACAATGTGGTCGACGTACTTCTGCTTCTTCAGCCAGCCCCACTCCATCAGGTCGATCGAGCCCTGTAGAATGTGTGGCGGTATCCAGCCGTGCTGCTGAGTCGGTATGCTGTTTGCCATCCAGAACGCCGGGTCACAGGCACACCACAGCATGTTCAATCCCTGGGCGAACTTCAAAGCGATCTCTGCATGACGCACGACATCGGCCCGATGTGGGTGGTCCTCTGGCCATTGAGCCATAACGATCGGTGACTTCTTCGTCTCAGCGTACCCTTTCCACAAATGCCTTGCCTGATCGTCCAGCGTGAGCGTCAGAGGTAGCTCGACCTGACCGGTGGCACTAATCAACTGGGATAGACTCGGTGACCCGATCGTGGGCTTGATCTCACCCAGTCGTTGACAGATCTCATACCACGTCTTCAGGAACTCGTTGTGAGCGGCGAGGGCCTCCTCGCTCTCGCGTCTGGGTACTTCACCGATAGGGTAAATGAACATTCGTTGGAGCAGTCCGTCCAGACAGTCGTTCATCGGCATCTGGTTTAGGTTGACCTGCTGGATCGCTGCACTCACCACGAGGTGTGGGTTCCGTACAACGGTTCTGCCTTTCTGCAGGACCCGCACGACAGTGTCTCCTGAGAAACACTTGTGGTAGAGACTGTTGTCGCTCTGCCCTGTTGTGTTGTACTTGTTGAACATCTTGAAGAAGTCTTTGCCCTCGGTGAACTGAAGCAGGACTCCTCTTGGGTACTTGGCCAGCAGCGAGACCAACGCCTCGGGGCTGCTGTCCGTGGCCATAGCGTCGGAGTGGGAGGTCGGACCAAGCAAGACCTTCATGGTCTTGCTCTTCCCCGATCCGGAACCTCCCACTCCAAACGTGTATAGCTGCCCGCCGAGCGTGTCGTGGTTCACGCTCGCTCGTACTCGCACCGATTGTCCCATCTGGAACATCGCTGTCGTCAGGATCGTCATCAGCCACAGGTTACGTGGGTACCCTGCCAGCTTCGCCTGTTGACTCGCTTCCTCAATCAGCGGTGGGAAGATGTGACTTGGTATCTCCGGGCAGTCGCCCGTGGCTGCCACGTACTGGAGTTTGCCAACGGCCTCGTGGGCTGCCTCAGCCACGACCTGCATATCAACAGCAGCGATGAGTTCTCGCCCGTGGTTGACAGGCCGACGGAGGTTGTTGAACAGGTTCTTGACTTCGGTCTCACCACGATCGGGGTCGGAGTACGTACCGACTCGCTGGGCCATGTATCGGCTAAGCTCGACGCAGTCCTCTGTCGGCAACTGCCAGTCGCAGTAGAGGCTCTTGCTCCATGCCAGCAGGAACTCGTGTCGGTTACCAACCTGCGGCAAGTACCCGTCTTCTTCGAGCCCTACCTCAACCTCTTTGGCGTCTTGTCCTTTGGGCCTGACGTTCGCCAGGAACCACTGGATGATGACCTCCGGCATTGGCGCCGGGCCGACTTCCCAAGGGGCACAGCCGGGGAGCCATTCGTAATGTTCACCTGTGTCCGGGTGGAGCGATGGTGGGCAGATCGAGTAGAAGTCTTTGTCCGATGAAGCGAGGCGGCATTCAAGGCCCTTGGCTTTCGGGTTGTTCTTGTTGAGCGGGGCGAGGCGGTCTGTCCACTGGAAGATACGGTGGACACCACGGCGGGATTTGTAGGCAAGGGTCCGGCAGTTGGCCTCGGCCATGAGCCCTTCGATAACGGCTGTGCCCTCATCGGTGTCTGGCTCTACGTCGCAGATGCCCGATGTAGGGCCGAAGGTCATGGCTACGTTGAACGGGCCTGCAGGAACTTTCTTCACGAACTCGTTGATGTCGTTCGTGGCGTTCTCTGTCCAGTAGCCCACTGGCTTCTTCGAGCCGTACTCGGCTACGAAGATCTTAATTCCGTGGCGGCACAGATACGCCGCTGTCAGTACCGCGGCTTTGCGATACTGCTGCTCATCAAAGGACATGTTTGAGTCTCCGGGGGAAGTCGGACCCCCGAAGTCTCGCGTCGATAGGTGAGCGTGTCAATGGTTGGTTAGGCGATTCTCGATCTCGCTGATCTGACGCTCAACAACCTCTACCGCTTCATCAGAGGCTTTCTTGTACCCTTCGGCGTAGCCCTTGCCGTACCATTCTTTCTGGCCTCGGCGGTACCCATCCATGAATTCACGGGTGTCGTTTCTCGTCAGCCCTCCAATCGCGGCACATACCAGGATCGCTACCACCCAGAACAGACAGGCGTAGAACCAGCCGTTTCGTTTGTCCAAATTCCCGTATGGCATCTCAACTTGCCCTCTCGTAGACAATGACTCTCACTTCACATGCGGCCGTATTGGCCTTCAGATAGATCGTAGCGTTTGGCTTCAGGTATCCAACCGCCGGGATGCCTGTGTCCGTTGGGTACAGGTACTGACCGTATACTCCGGTCGAGTAGCCCATCTCGACAAAGTTGGTCGCATCCATGTTTGCGATCCAGAATATACCCTCTGTGTTGATATCGCCAAAGGCTGGACCGACGGACTCCTCCGTCGTGCCAATGGTGAGAACGACATCGTAGACTCGCTTACCAAGCGTTGCGACCTGCTTCAGCGTTTGCTCGACGGTATGCTTCAATTCGCCCTTGGTGAATTTCAACGCTGCACGAAATTCGATTTGGTCTGCCATAGTGTACACCCGTCCTGTTTGCGTACATGTATTACTGGTCTTGCTGGTATGGCCTGCTAGGCTTTACTTCCTGTCAGGCCCTTCTCTATCCGGGCCGGTCTCGTCGGCCCGAAGGTTTATTTGATTGGTTGAGTTCCCGACATGAATCCGGCCATTGACCTATCCTACGTCTAACTCTGCATCGCAGAGTAAGACTAGGATAGGGGCACTGTCAAGAGTCAGGCAGGGTATCAATCCAGATAAATTAAAAATATCGGCCAGGCGATACACGCCTGGCTGGCGAAGAGATAGACGCGAAGCCGAGGTCTAACATGTCATTCGTGTAAGGCATGCTATACAGGTAGTATTTGCGAAATGAACAGCCGTTCAGTGCTGAAAACAGGTGGTGCTGACAGCCATTCAGCACTTCAGCACTGTACCGGTGTCAACTGCTGAAGGAGTTTCAGCGGTGTGTAAGGAAATTTACATCTCAGCGGTGAGAATGTTTTTCGGCAGGGATTGACGGGGTCGACCGTCAGTGAGATCATCGGGGCAGGAGGTGACTTATGGTGAAATCGTGGAAGGTCGACGATATCATCCGCTTGCGGGCGGACGGCGGCTCTTGGCGAGTCTGGCGTGTTACGGGGGTGTTCCTCGGTGCGGTCAATCAGGAAGACGTGATTGAGCTGGAAACGCTGGACCGCGACGTAAACACCGAGGGGGCGTATGTTAGTACCTCGGGAGTTGCTTAACTGGGCGACAGGTGAGAATCTACACTAGGAGATTATTATGGAAGACCTAATCGAGAAGATTAAACAGTGGGGCCACGATCGTGGCATTATTAAGAACAGCACCCCGTTGGCCCAAAGCCGGAAGACGATCGAGGAGGTGCATGAGTTGATCACGGCTTGTGCGAAGTTGAGAACATTCGTAGAACTTGTGGACGACGATGTGGATTGCCTTTTTGCTTCGCATGAAGCCGAACTCGCTGATGCCATCGGCGATGTCTTTGTCACGTTGGTTATGGTCGCTGGCTGTGCCGGGTTGGACGTACGGATGTGTATCTCCTCGGCGTACGAAGAGATCAAGGACAGGACCGGCTACCTGCGGCCTGACGGTGTGTTTGTGAAGGAGAGCACATGAGACTTGACCAGATCGATGTACTACCAGACGGGCGTATCGTGCTCGTTCTGCACGAGGGTGCTTTGCCTCGAGGCATGTCGACCCACGAGGCCAAACAGTTCGGGCATGACCGGACGTTCGGGGCTTTGCTTGACGAACTGAAGCAGATCCAGAAAGACGACTGTCCGGACAAGGCGTATCTTCTTAATCTTGCCGTACGATCAGTACGAGCTTCACTGGAGGTGTTGGGATGAGTAACCCGTTTAAGGTTGGTGACGACTTTGTGTTCAAAGGCCCCGCCATGCCCTACCACAAAACGTGGGGGGTGACTGTAGGCAAGGCATACAGAGTTTTCCGCGTCTATAATACTGACCCGGCAACCGTGGAGATTCAGGACGATCTGGGCAATCTAAGTACGTTCGACGTAGCGTGGAGCGTTTCTCAAGAGGCCCCAGCAGTCAAACCCTCGAACCCCAAAGACGTGATCGGATCAACCAAGCCGCCGCTTCACAACGTCCCGTGCGGCCCTCTCTATCAGATCGGTGCTGCGATGCTCAGCGGTGCGTGTAAGTACGGCAGCCACAACTGGCGATCCATCGGCGTACGCTCTGATGTGTACTACGACGCGGTGCAGAGGCACATCATGTCCTGGTGGGAAGGTGAGACTCTCGATCCTGAGAGTGGAGCACCACATCTGGCCCACGTCGCTGCCTGCTGTATCATACTGCTTGACGCAGAGGCTGCAGGTAAGCTGACAGACAACCGCCCACCTGTCGTGGGTAACCCTTCACAAGCTGTGCAGGAGCTTGTCACGTCGATCCTGCAGAAGTACCCAAACCCGGTTGAGCCTTTTACGGAGAAGAACAATGCTTGAGTGGAAACGTGGTGGACTGACGCAGGAGATTCTGGACAAACACCTTGTATTGGCTGGGGGCACGGGTGATGTACCAGTGTTCGCAGGTTGGTACAATCTCAAGGAAGACGATCTGGATGATCCATGTCTGGGCGATTGGGAAGACAACGAATGGTACTGCGTCCTGCCTGAGATCACTGTGCATGACCCCGGTATGGACTGGGTTGACCTGCCGCAGGACCATGTCTTTCGGAAGGGTGACGAATATTACGATCGTCATTACGACGATTGGCAGCCTGCTATGGGCGTGATCGGGAAGAAAGTCGAAGAAACCTCGTCCAGGAAAGGCCGGTGCCGTCGCAAGGACTTGCCTCCGCAGAAGCGGAAGATCGTGCTCAAGAAATGGTTGATTCGGTGGGAGGATCACTACGTCGTTGAGTGGAACACCGCTGAGCCTGATTACGGTGATTCCGTGGTAGAAATAGGTTCGGAAGAAGTCGAGGTGGACGCATGAAAAGCCCTATGCCGTACATCAAGAACTCAATGTGGTTCATGCTCGGGGTCAACACAGTTTTGCTGCTGGTAGACCTTCGGGAAGGCAATTTCGGCTTGTGTTTCATCAACGTCTCAGCTATGGTTTTGGCGGTTTATGCTTTATCACAAGCCGGAGAAGACCATGTTCGAGGTGCAGAAGGGTGTCAGTCCGAACGTCCTGAAGGTCAAACTGGACTGCAAGAAAAGTAAGGAGCACTGGTTTCTCCTTCGCTCCGACGCCCACCACGACAACCCGCACGCCTCCTGGGACCTCGAAAAGAAACATCTCGACGAGGCCCTTGAGCGTGACGCGGGTATTCTGGACTGCGGAGACTTGTTCTGTGCTATGCAGGGCAAGTTCGACAAGCGGTCAAACAAGTCAACTCTCCGGCCTGAGCACCAGAACGGAGAGTACTTCGATGCTCTCGTTAAGACCGCGGCTGACTTCTACCAGCCGTACGCGAAGAATTGGATCTCCTTCGGGCTCGGTAATCATGAGACAAGTATTCTCAGTCGTCATGAGACGAACCTGACGGAGAGACTTGCTCAGACGCTTCGAGACCGCACGGGAGCCCCGTGTTTCGTCACTGGGTACACGGGCTGGATCAGGTTTCAGTTCCAACTGGGCAGTTCCACGATGACGGCTCGTACGCTGTGGCATATGCACGGGTACGGCGGTGGTGGTCCAGTCACTGCGGACAATATCCAGGCCCAGCGTCAGAACGCCTATATCGAGGGTGCTGACATCATGTGGTCAGGCCACGTTCACGAACGCTGGGCACGAGAGTTCATCAAGGTCGGTATTGACCAGGAGGGCGAGGTCAAGCATCGATCAAGCTGGTACATCAAGAGCCCGACTTACAAAGATGAATACGGCACTGGCTCTGGCGGTTGGCACATCGAAACAGGTAAGCCGCCGAAGCCCCTCGGGGCTTGGTGGCTGAAGATGACATTCAGTCGGCGTAGCGTGTCGAAGGTTACTCGGTCGGATGTGGTGATTGAAGTTATTCCAGCAAGCTAGGAGGCAGTCATGGGCGATACAAGGTACCTGAAGTTCCTGTTCAGACTCTACTGGACAGTCGTGGCGTTGGCTCATGCCAACATCGTCTTCGGCCAGGAGGTCAGCCTTGATGGCGTGGCCAGACTCACCTGGACCGACGGGAAAGAGTCGGTCGAGTGGTCCGGAGTGGCCATCTCGGAAGACCGGGTTCTGACCTGTGAGCACCACGACAAGACTGGTGACGTACGGATCGAGTTCGCTGCTAAGGGCAAGGCCCGGGTCAGCGTTCCCGGCCGGATCATCAAGGTCAACGACTCGATGGACCTGTCTCTAATATCGTACGAGGCCCCTAGCTGGGCCTCAGTGCGTTTCTATGGGATAGACGACATTCCAGCCAACGGAGAGATCCGAGGCTATCTACGGGGCTCTGCGGTGGTCAGCCGGGCCGTCCGCGGCCGGGAAGGCATTACCTTCGGCGGCAGGCCGATGGTGGAGGTACTGGCGGTGACTGAGTCCGGCATGTCCGGCTCACCGCTGCTGATTGAAGGGAGTGTTTGCGGGATTCTGCTGGGTGGTGCGGATGACGGGGTAAGTCATTGCGTTAGCCCGGCGACGATCAGGGACTTTTTGAAGGGGGAGTGACGATGGTGTTCTTTGACGGCTGCTACCCCGGTCAAACTCGGGTTTGGTACGATTCGGAGTACCGCTTTGGGTATATTGCCAAGCTAAGCACCCCGCTGATGTTCCAGTCCTGAGAATCAATTCAGCCGGGCTTGCCACCCGGCTGATTCTGCGAGATGATCGTGGCAGGAGGTGACTTATGCGGGAGTTTTGGCTGAACTGCTTTAGGTCAATAGCGGTGCGGATGGGTCACAAGCTGACCCCGGAGATCGAGGATCTGTGTCAGGAGAATGCCTATTTCGTGACACACGGGTTGTGGTTTATCGGTCTTGCTGGCCTAGCGGGTTTCATTCATTTTCTGATCTGGGGGTCACCGTGACCAAACCAACATTCTATCTGGACCTTGACGGGGTCCTGTTCGACTTCGTATCAGCGTCGATCGAGACGTGCGATCTGCCGATCACGCACGATGATGTCAAGACGTGGAACTACTTCGAGCCGTACATGTCTGCTCGGGAGTTCTGGAAACGTATTCACGAGCAGCAGTACTTCTGGGAAGATCTGCCGGTTTATCCCTGGGCAGGTGATCTGATTGACATGCTTGAGAAGTACGGCGACGTGGTGTTCTGCACTGACCCATCGCACGATGATGAGTCTGCCACTGGTAAGCTCAAGGCTTTGAAGCGGCACGGGTTCCTCGCCCCAGGCGGTACGAACTACGTGCTGTGCAAAGACAAGTGGCGACTGGCGAAAGAGGGCACTTGGCTGATCGACGACAGTCCTGACAACTGCCGGAAGTTTGACGACCACTTCGGCAGTACGGTTGTGTTTCCTCAGCCGTGGAACAGCGGTGTTTTGTCTGACAAAGTTTGGTGGATCGAGGAGATCGTCCGATGACATTCGAAAACGTACCACCAAACACCGGGTTCCCCTCGCTGGAGCATCTGAGACAGCTTGTTGAGATTACTGACAAGTTCAAGGCCCCACCGAGGGCGTACCTCGTCGTGGACCCACAGACGTACGACTATCTGAACATGCGAGTCCTTACCGAAGAGACGTGGGACTTGCCGGATGACAAAGACAAGCCGTTCAAGTTCACGCCGCGGTTCGACTACGGCATTCCGATCATCCGAAACCCTATCCTCACAACGGGGGTTGTTCCCGAGGAGGAATGGCCAGTGCCAGTAGAGCCGTGGAAACCCTCGGCCTTCCTTACGGCCGATGCCCCACCGAAGTACACTCAAGAGGTCGTGAGTGATACATGGACCGGGGCTGTTGTGCTGGGTGTGATATCACTACTGATTCTTTTGCTTGGAGCGGCGGTATGACACAGTTGAAACGGTACATCCGATTTCGGGAGTACTTCGACCAAGAGAATAACTCGCACGTAGTCGAGGGCGAACTCGGGCTCACTGCAAAGGCCATCGTCAGCGAGGCTCTCATGTTCTACTCAAGAGACAAGAAGGAGCCTATGCTGAGGGCCAAGGACGAGATAGTCCGAAGCATCGTCGCCGGTATTTACGGCCCGGTCGTGCAGATCCTGGACGAGGCCCTCGACGAAGTGAATACGGCTGACGTGTGGAAGCGTAACGATCCGTACTTCAACGCTCGTCTGGCCGTGGAAGACCTGCTACTGAGAATTCTTAGTAAAGTGAGGGACCTATGACCCCACGTTCAATCAATATCCTCGGACGGGAGTACCTCGTCCGACGCAAGCGAATGAAGGACTACGGCTCCTGCGACTTCGGGTCAGGCACGATCTGGCTTCGCTTGGGGCTCAAAGCCGAAGAGGCCGAGGCAACTCTGCTTCACGAGGCTATCCATGCAATCCTGCACGAGGCTGGGCTGCATTACAACTGGACTACGGATTTCAGCGAGTCAGTTGTCCGTGCATTGGAGCACGGGCTGTGGCGAGCAGGGTTTAGACTGGAGGGTAAGTAATGTTCAAAGTGGGTGATAAGGTAGTGCGGAAAGCCGAGCAGCGGAACGGCCTGTGGGGTCTTGGGGATAAAGTGCTGACGGTACGGGAGGTTATCAACACAAACCTCCACTTTTGGGGTATGGATGGTACTTGGGATGACTGGCGGTTTGAGCTTGTCGAAGAACCGGCTAAGCCAGCCGTGCCGGGTATTCCGGATGGGTACCGGCTGGTGCGGGTTGGTACGCCAGTGAAGGGTGAGTACGTTTTGACCAGCGACGGCGGGCCTTACAAGACTATAGCCGAGTGTTTCGCCAAAAACTACGTCATCGTAGAGCCAGTCGAACCGCTGGCTCCGAAGACGAAGAAGATTAAGATGCGGCAGTACGCGGTAAAGATGAAAAATGCTTGGTTCATGTCTACGCACGGCGAAGAGGCCCCAGACAAGTCCATGTTGTGGACCGAAGTTCCGGGCTCAGAGATCGAAGTGGAGGTGCCAGATGATGTTTGATTATCCAATAGACAACGGAGGGTAGTTCAGACCTACTCTCTGTCAGAGGGCTCGGTGAGGCAGGCAATAGCTTCACCGAGCCTTTTTCGTTTCAACCGGCGAAATAGCTTGTCGACGAGACGGAACGGCCTCTTACGGCCGTCCGGATAGAACTCGATGGTTTGATGACAGCCTTTGCAGACAGGCTCCAGCCATTCGAGAGTGATGCCCAGCAGCGTATCCTTGGTGTACTTGCGGTGGTGCATCTCTTCAGCCCTGCAAGGGCACAGGACGCAGCCAGAGCCCTTCAGACGAAAAGCCCGGGTTCTGATGGTCTTCCACAGCGAAGAGGCCAGATAGTCCCAATATGAAGCGTAGCCGAGGCTTTTGAGCAGTCTGTCCCTTGGATTGGATGGCGGTTTGCTGTGCTTGGCCTTTGGCTTGCTTGATCTGCGTTTCACCGGTAGTACCTCCTTGAGACCAGCTTAGCCGGTTAGGCCGAGCTTGACCAGTGAGACTGCACTTTCCAGTAAAGCCGTGTTTTCCTTTGCAGGAAATTGTGTGACCTTTGGAAACCAGACAACGCACGAAATATTGTTCGTGAACCGCATTTCAGGTATTACCAGGCACATCGCCGCTTTATCCCGTCCTCAGGAGGCTGGGCAATGCCAGGCAATACCTGAATGACGATCGGATTCGGCTGGTGGCACAAGTACGCTTACAGTGACCGGAGCCTCGGGACGGTCCAGGTTGTCAGCTTAGACATTGCCTGGCATTTACGGCTCTGCAGTGTGTCGCATTTATTCGGCTGGCGAGGCCGACCCATCTACTTGTTCACATCACCTTTGCCACTAAACACAAACAGCAGGTACCCGTGAAGGCCCTGCTGTTTGCGTGGAATTGTGGCGGTGACATGCCAGTAGAGGATTAAAGGGTCCTCCGGCCCATCTTCAGTTTAGGGAGTCAGGTATGTCACCGCTAGTCAGTTTCCACACAGACCAGCTTTTCTCATTGTTGAGAGTGCGGCTCTGTCTGTCAAGTGTAGTTCAGGTAAAACTTGCGGAACATCGGCTGGAGGTGCGAAACCGGTATTACCTGTACGCGGGGATAGTATGGCGGTCTTACCGGGTAAAACCTTACCAAATGGTAAATATCTGGATTTGGAAATACGTGGAAATTCCGGGTGAGGACCCAAAGACCATATTGACACTTTCGTGGTCCAGCTACTCCCCCTACCAATTCCGGCATAACTTCCCTACCTTGCCGCTGGAAATGCCGGTCGAGCCGTTCCACCAGTGTTTTGGGATTGGTCTAGGGATTGGCTCGGCGATGTCGCCTGAAAATTTCCATTATAGTGGAAATTCCGTGCAATATATTGGAGAACAGCACAGCCAGTCATACCCCGTGATGCCCTGTTCTGCACGCTTTTCCTCACCCGCGTACAGGTAATGCTTGCTAAGCTCGCTACACCCTGCCTCATCAAAGCCGTGCACGGTGTGACCATCGGCCAAACGCGGTCAGATCTCACGTTGTACTGTGCCGAACATGGTCAGGAAGTCTGACCAATCGCACAGAGGAACTAGGTCTATGCCATCGTCGAACCAGACAATACCGTCGATAAAGATCAGATCGTCGAACATGGTTTCACCTCTCAGCTAGGGTTATTCGGCCTGACTCGCCATTCTGGTTAGTCATGTCTACCAATGAAAAAACCCCGCATAGCGTAGGCTATGCGGGGTCGATCCGAAGTCTAGTTGTCTGTCAGTCTTAGGCTTTGGCTGTCTGACGCGTGGTAATCTTGCCATCCTTCGCGGCTTGGTCTTTCTCTGCCGCGTATGCCTTCAATGCGTCTTCACTACCGATCGATTCGAGTACCTGCATTGCCTGGTCGGGACCAAGAGCCTTGAACGCCTTGAGAAGCCCTGAACAATCAAGTTGGCCGACATAACTAGGTTTATGATCCTTCACGAATATCCACAACTTCGGAGGGTATAGCACGTCTGCTCCCGTCCTACTGTCTTTCCCTAGGCTTGCGGGCTGAACCGCTACGCCGTTCTCAAGAGCCTTGCAACCTTTGCGGTATGGCATTGTGTCACCTGGCTTCATCCCTGCGATCTTGTATCCGAGGAAGTCCATCACTCCAGCCGATGCCATTGCTTTGGCTCGTTCTTCGTTCTGAATCTCGTTTACTTTGGCCTGGAATGCCAGCATGTCGTTTGCTGCGATGCGTGCGGCCAAGTCGGCAGGAACGCCAAGCGTAGTCAATTCTGTGATACGTGCCTGAATGTCGTATGTCATTGTAAAACCCTTTCAATCGTCGTGTGAAATGTGAAACCAAAAGTCTAACGGTCGAAACCTGCTATCCTACTGCCATCGTACTGTGAGGACTGGCACAGGCTTGACCTGTTCAGCCTGTTTCGCGTTCTCTGCTCGCATGTGCTGGAGATACGCTGCCTCACGTTCTGCGGCTCTAGCTTCGTCTCTGAGGGCCTTTGCTGCTTTTGCGGCATCATCTGAGGCGTAGGCTACTGTCTGCATTCCTGAGCGACGGGAGATGATTCTGCGAAGCTCTTTCGTCAGCCATCGTTCGGGGTTTGGCAGACGTTTGCCCTGCTGCTCGCATGAAACAGCGTATTGCCAGTTTCGGAGAGTCAACTCCTGCCGAATGTCCTCGCGGTCGTGGGCGGGGATGTCTGCCATGAGTTCACGGGCTTCATCCTGCCAGAGTAACCATAGACAAAGCTCCGCATACCCCTCGCAGCGTACTGGCAGGGCGGAGCGTGCTGGCATTGGGACTGCCTCGATTTGCGGCGGGTCGTCTCGTTCGGGAGTTCGTTCGCCGATCCATACTGCCGACACAAAACAGCACTGGAAGTCTCTGTAGTCGAGTTCCACGTCTAACATGTTCAATCCTTTCGAAGAGTGTTTGCGGCTTGCGACGTTGCAAGCCCGCCATGAGTATAAACGGAAAAACTCCTGCGATGTTACAATCTTTTCGGTTCGAACCTGCTATCTTATATTGGATTCCCGACCTATTTCGGGCCGCGGCTTCCCGCTCGACCTAATAGATAAGAAGGCGGATGATAGCAGGGCAGAACCGTCTGGTTTTGCAAGCCGGTCGTGGTGATCGGCGGAAGGAGAAAGCGGGATGGACAGACAATGTTCAGAATGCCAAGCCGCGGCCATAGTATTCATGGTCTGGGGCCAGCCTGTGTGTCTGTGCGGCGGGTGTAACGCCGCACGGACTGAGCGTGTCAAGGTACTTCTTTTGGAGTTGCTGAAATGAAACATCAGTACAACCTGCGGATCGACATACCAATCGAGGCAGAAACGGCGGAAGAAGCTGTACGTACTTTGGTCCAATGGATGAGAGACAGAGAAGATCTGTTCCAGCCCGTGGTTGAGATCAACCCTGGTGAATACACTGAGCCATGTTTGATAGACACGTACGACTTCGAGGATGAAGAATGAAGTACAGTGCTAAGCTGTGGGCCACGGCTCGCAGAAACCGGAACCCCGTAGATTTCCTCGGGGCGGTGATCTTCTTTGTGTTTGGGAGGTGATACTGTGGCAAAGCGAATTGCATTCCTGATCACGGAGAACGGCGTAGATGGCCGTGCTCCAACAGTCATCGTTGCAGCATTCTGGGACGAAGAGGCCCGTGACAAGGCATTTGATGCCGACAAGAACAAAGCGTACTACGGGAAAGACGATAGGATCGTGGACATACCGAAACAACGTGAGAAGGCGATGGCCCGGCTGGACCCGATCGATATGATGGTCTTGGGGCTCACAAGAGGATAGCAGGTCCGGCCCGTGATTGTCCGACAGAGGCCCACTGCGGTGGGCTTCATTCAGGCAATTCCGCCGTTGGAGGATTGACTATGGACAGACCAGAATACGACCGGTGCGACGATCGTCTGAAAGCGGCGATCGATGAGGTCGCGAACATCATGCTTCGTAACATCTGGGTCGAAGTGTTTCATGAACTGGACCGTACCGATCTTCGGTACATGCTGTCAGGCGATGACGCGGGGTCTTTGGCCTCGAAATGCGTTGAAGCGATTGAGTACGAACTTCGTGAATGTCTTGCAAAGTGAGGTGACTATGAAAAACATCTGCGGTGTGGATGTCATTGAGTCTATCGATGACTTTCTGCATGACGACGACACTGCCAACAGGTTCTACGAATGGCAGTGTCAGAAGGCGAATGACTTTATCAACGAGCCGGAGCGGGCTGCACGTTGCCATGACGCTGCGGCGGATGGTTGTGATGGGTCATACCATTGGGAAGTCATTGATGACTTTCGTGAGTTCGGTAGTGAACTACTACAGGAATCGTGGGGCCTGATTGTCCACGAGTTGGAGGATCAGGAGCAACCAGCGACGATATGGCGTGGTGCCGAAGTTGGCCACGATGGGTGCGTTGAGGCGTTTAACAAATGTTGTGACGATCTCGAAGAATGGCATCGGCAGAACGGGACATACGAAGAACAGTGCGGATAGCAGGTCCGGCCCAGTAGAAGTGCTGGATGGGCAGTCACTGCGGTGACCGCCTTTCGTGTACTTCACTTTTAACTTTGGAGGACTGGTATGAAAACAGACCCGGGAATTGATTACGGACTCGGTTTGTCCAACGTCGATGAGAAGACAGGCATTCGATACGGTGTCATTGCGTTGAGTAACCTGATGCCTGAAGCGGCTGACGATATCTTCACGCATGGTGATGACGTTGGTTACGCTGCTGCGATCGATGAGATCAAAGACAGTCTTGAAAAGGGATTTCGGCATGTCATGGAAAGCGTCGGCCTGAAGCCTGACGATGACGACCTGTCAGACATTGCCGACCAGATCATGCAGGATCAGGACTGGAACTATGAATCGTCCGGCCCATACGAGTATGAAGGCGAAGGACTTTCCCTTCGTACCATGTCGGACAATACCGAACTGTTCGTGCTGAAGTCACCGTACTACACACACTGCCAGTTCTGCTCGCCTTGTGCTCCTGGTGCAGGGTACTTGATGAATCCATGCCCAGACGGGCCGAAGACGTACTGCCTTGGTCATGACTGGTTTGAAGACAACAAGGCACCTTACCCGGTTTACTCAGTTGAGACTGGTGAACTGGTATAGCAGGTCCAGCCCGATAGAGTGTTCGACCGAGGGGCTTTGCGAAGCCTCTCACTCGTGTACTCTGTTTGTTTTTGGAGGGATAACATGCGAGAAGAAGTGATCAAGGTCTACAAGTTCAACGAGCTTGACGACCGGGCCAAACAGAAGGCCAGAGAGTGGTACACTGGTTGCGACTATCCACATGACGATTGGTGGGACTGGACGTATGAGGATTTCGGGATCATCTGTGGAATCATTGGTATCGAACTAGCGACAACGCCGGTCAAACTGATGGGCGGTGGTGTTCGTCACAAGCCCGACATCAACTTTTCTGGCTTCTATTCGCAAGGCGATGGTGCCTGTTTCTCCGGGACGTACCGTGGAGAGCCTGACGCTTTGAAGTTCTGGGACAACCTGTACCCGATCAAGCAGGACCTGCTGCAGCACCGTGTGTGCTTGAGCTGCCATACTATGCAGAATGAGATCCAGTCTTATGCAATCAAGCTGACTCAGGCGGCTGAGCAGCGGATGTACCGGCAGCAGATCGCCAAGTGGCTGCTGGATTCACGCTCGGGATCTACGGACGGTTCAACGGCGAGGCTTATGGTGTTGCGCAGCAAGGATCTCCCGAAACCGCAGTGGGAGTATATGAAGCACAACTGGATGGTCAATGTTGGGGGTTACTCACGTTACAAGGTCAGGGAGTGGGTCAACACGATTATGGCCAATCCCGGCGCCCACACGCCTCCGAGCATGGGCTGTGCCCAGTCGCTAGATGAGTTCTTGAAGAAGAACTTTGATCTGAAGAATGATGATGTGGTGATGATCGATGACACGAAGGAGGGTACATGACTTACGAAGAGGTGCTGAGGAAGCACGCGGAAGATCAAGGGTGGAACGAGACAACGTCACAGAAGCTGTTGCTGCGTTTCATGCAGGAAACCACTGAACCCACGGTGGAGAAGTTTGAGGCCTATTTGCAGGAGCGTATTGCAGGGAAGGAAAGCCCTGAACTCGTTACAGCTGTGGTTGAGATGATGAAAGCCAAGCTGCAGTTGTGGGATGCTTCGGTAACGGTGGAACAGCTCATTGGGTTTGACGTCGAGACCAATGGTGGGAAGCTGGATGCCATCTGTGGCTGTATTGATTCGCAGGACGACGTTACTGACGATGACGCCCTGTTGTTGATTGCTGATCTGAGAGAGGAGCAGTAATGCACCAGATGACTGTGGTTAGCTGCCACGAACTGCCGTTGCGGATCTTTCAGTGGTTGATGGCCAACAACTGGATTGAGACGGCCGGGTACAGGGAATACCAACTGGGCTGGTTGCTGAATGAGATCAGACAGAGCCCGGATGGGTATAGCCAACTGGATCTGGAGATTGTGACTGAACTGGATGAGTTCCTCGGCAGACAGCTGGGGATTGAACACGGGACTGTGATCCTGCTGAAACAAGCCTAAGGAGAAGTGATGAGGAAGACGAAAGGCATTGATTACGGGGTTAGCCCCAAGACGTCAACGATGAGCAAGAATATCCAATCGTGGCGTGACACGATGCTGCACAGGCTGGGACCACATAAGTGGCCGGGCTCACCGGCTGTCTCCAAGATGACAGTGGAGGAGCGACAGGAGTATGGAAGGGCCACAGGGTACTGGGCTGGCTACCAACAGGCGAAGGAAGGCAACGTCTGCCCTGAGCTGATGAAGGAGAGGCCGGACCTGGGACCATACACCCAAGCTTACATCAGTGGGTGGAACTTGGTCGTGTTGAGGCTTCGTGGTGATGTTCCGCCCGCAGCAAAGCTTCGAGCCGAACAGACAGCACTGGTCCAGCCAATGCTGGACCACATCGTTGAAGAATGTACCTTCATCGATTGCGACGAGGTCTTTGACCAGATGCTTGACGAGATCTACGACTTCAAAGCAGTCGGAGGGCCTTTCGCCGACATGCTGCCGAGCCGTGTGCTGCGGGAGATTGACCCGATCGCGTACCGCTGCGGCATAAATGACTACATCGACTCGCTGGACACGTACGAAATTGAAGGCGATACGTACTACATCCATGACGTGACCAAAGCACAGGAGGAGTACATCGACGGACTTGAGTCAGAGTTGTCTGACTTGGAAGACCAATTGAGCGAACTTGAAAACGAAGGTCCTGTCGATACCGGTGATCTGGCGTTTGATGAGTCTGTCCACGAAGAAGAGATGGACAAAGTACGTGCTGACATCGAGCGGCTGACCGAACGTATCGAAGCCTGCAAGACATACCAGTTCTAGCAGGTCTGGCCCGTGAAGAATGTGACCGACGATCACTGCGGTGGTCGTCACTCGTGTGCTTCACAAAACTTTTGGAGATAACCAATGACTGACCCGAAATGCGAAGACCTGATCGACGCCCGGCTTGAGGACAGACTCGAATGCCTCAAGATCTCAGACATGACTGAAGACGAGGCTCGTGCCGCTGCCGAAGACCTCGGTATCGACACGGACGACAAGGACGTTTACGAACTTCAGTCTGACCTGCGTGATGCCGAGATGGAAGACGTACTATCCATCGAGAAGAAGACGCTGATCACTGTCCTGCTCTCATTCGGCGGGCCATCCGACGGCTTTGACTTCGTGTTCGACAGTGACGGCGAGCTTGACTCATGCCAGTACTGGTACAAAGACTGGTTCGACGGGGCACGACGTGACGTGCCTATGGACCAGGCCCAACAGCTTGTCGACCTGTACTGCATCGATCCGAAGGCGTGATGGACAGGCCCCGCGGGGCCTGTCTTTCGTGTGTTCTGATATGTTTTGCAAAGGAGACCAACAATGAAAACCTTGAACTGCCGCTACTGCGGAGGTGTACGGCCTGTCCATGAAGAAACAGGTCAATGCCACGGCTGTGCGATGGACGTGGCTGAAGCCTCGACCAACGTCGTCAAGCCCGGCGAGAAGCGACCGTGCCCGATCTGTATGTCGGACATGGTTCACTGGTGTGAAGGATTTTCCCGGCTGAAGTGCATCCCATGTGGGACTGTATTTCGGCCAGAAGACGGAAGGGTGGTGCGGTAGTGCTCCTACTGACTGACCCAGCAGCCCGGCCGATCGTGGTCGGGCTGGCTTTGTTTTGCCTGATCGTCATCGGTATCTGGGCCGTCGTCGATCGATGGCTCATCCGGCTTGACAAGAACGACAGGGACTACATCGCTATCGAACTCAAACGTGCCCGAGAGGAGATGAAGAATGGCAAGTCGACTAGCGGCTGACCCCCGCAGATGGACCAACTTCTGGTCAACCATTGCAGCGGACGGGACACGCTACCGTCACCAGGTTAAACTGCACCGTCGGCTGCAAGTGTGGGAGGTCCGCACCGAGGTATGGCCGGACGATCAGGACCAGCCGTACTACACCCGGGACGTGCAAGTACCGGAAGACCACGGCAAACACTTGTTCGAACTCCGTAAGACCTGGACCAACGTTGATCCAGAAGACGGACCGATGTACCCGCCCGGCTACGAAGTGACGGGCTTTCTACGACTGAAAGGATCTGAACATGGACCAACCCCTTGACGACACAGGCTTCTGCCCGGCCCGATCGTGGCGGACCCGCATGGCTTCGGTCATGCGACAATTCGAACGCTTGGTGCAAGAGCCAGTCATGCGTGACGATCTGCCGGTCAACGTGATCGGCATCCAGTACTTCAACGGCAAGACACGTCTGACGGTATCACCTGTCGATGACTTCAAAGACGTGTTTGCCACGGACCTTGAGGAGGTATCGCCGTGATCCTCCAACTCAACCCGGCCCTACACGTCATGACTCCGAAGGGTGAAGCCTTTGCCCGACTGGTCATTGACTACGGGCCTGACGTGAACCCTGTGTTCGTTTGCGATCTATTCCATGACCGGTCCTGCATCAACGTCGACAGCAACGAGATCCGCTTCGGTGGTAACGCCATGTACGACCTGCAGGACCCTGCCCCTTTCGAAGTGAGGATGATATGAAGAACCGTTGTGTGGAGGCGATGACCCGGTGCAACGTCGGGCCATGTGCCGTGCGAGTATGGACTGACCAGGGTAGTACCGAGGCACCACTGATCGAACTTGTCGGGCCGGATCAGAACGTGCTTCGACGGCTCAAAGAGGTAGATGACACTTGGCAGACTGATGCCGAGCTTGACATCGGCGACGTGATGGAACTGATTCGTAATGCGTTGGAGTCACTGTCGAACGTGGCCGCGTACGAAATTCTTTCAGCACAGCAGCATGGCGTTGTTGTGTATCCGGATTGGAAGTGATCCGAAGTCCCGCCCGGCTTTCCGACCGGGCGGGTTTTCTTTTGGAGGTGTGAGATGAACGATGGCAAGACAACATTTTACGTTCGGATAACGCCGAATAGTAAAAGCTGGATCAAAATCTTTGCTGTGGACGAGGCTTCTGCCCGTCGTGAGTGCCGAGAGAGTGGCTGGACTGTTCACGAGATCCGCACGGATAAGCCATCACTTCTTCCCTAACTTCTGCCGGGCATAGTCCCGCAGAACATCCAGAAGTTTAGTCTGCACGTCGTCCATGTCATCGAGGCGTGCCCAGACAATCTCGTCGATCGTATCACGGCAGCACAGTTCGTGGATCGTGACAGCGGAGCCAACGCCCTGCCGGTGAATACGGGCGTTGAACTGGATGAAGATGTCCAGTGAATCCGTCGGGCCATACCAGGCAATGTCACGCCCCGGGCCGTGCTGCATGTTGATACCATAGCTCAGGGCCTGCGGCTGCACGGCCAAGTGCGTGCCCTCCAGAGTCCCGTCGTTCCACTGGTCAACGATACGGCTAACGTCTGACTCTTTCATCCCGCCCTTGATGAACTGCAGGCCTGGGATAGCTTTCCTCAGCCGCTCAAGGTCATGCCCGAACTGGTAAGCAATCAGCAGCGGCTTGCCCTGCAGACTCTCGATCAGTTCCTGAATGGCATCGGTCTTTGCTTCATGCAGTTCATGCGACTGGTGCTGCTGGTCATAGATCCCACCGTTGCTGATCTGTCGGCAGTAGTTGTACTTGGCGCCAGCGTTGACAGCCTCGCGACCATCGCCGTTAGCCAAGGCCACGAACATCTGCTTCTCCATATCTTCGTACTCTGCCCGAGCTTTAGAAGGCAGTTCGCAGTAGACTCGGTTGTGCGTCACCTCTGGTATGGATAAGTAGTCTTTGGCATCAAGACGCAGAGCCAGATGGGCGATATCATTGTGGACCGTGTCAGACATCTCTGACCTGACCACGAAGTTGTTCTGCTCCCGCTGCCCGACCTGTATGCAGTACTTCTCCCTGAACCGGGTGATGTTGTCGCCAAGGGCCTTGCCTTCGTCGAGCAGCCATACCTGTGGGAACAGGTCAGCTAAGTTCTTCGGGGCTGGAGTACCCGTCAGGATCACACGGTATGGAATGCGGGAGATCAACTTCCGTACTGCCTTTGACCGGGCACTGGACCATGTCTTGAAGCTGGTGCTCTCATCGATGATGATACCCTGCCAAGGCAGGTGCTTCCGTCCTTCGCACTGTTTAGCCAGCCAGACCATTGCATCACGGTTAATGATGTGCAGGTTGGTCTGCATGGCCAAGGCTTTACGTCGCTTCTCTGGCGAACCGTGGGCGATGCTGTAGCTGATGCCGCGGAAGTTCTGCCAGCCAGCGATTTCGTACGGCCATACCTGGTAGACCACACGCAGCGGGGCCACGACCAGAAAGCGGTTGGCGAGGCCGAAGTCCTTCATCTGCTTGACCCACTCAAGGGAAATGCTACTTTTTCCGAGGCCAGGGTCCAAAAATAGTGCGGCACCGCCCCGTCCTTCCGGGTTCAAGCTCGTGCGTTCATGTAGGAACTGCACTGCCGAAGTCTGGTACGTGTGCGGAGTCCATATCTTTGGTGCCCGGATGTCAGCCCCGTGTCGCATCAATCAACCCCTTGATAAACTCTTTCGCCTCGTTCGCATCGCTTGTCACAAGGACCGGCACGTCAAGCCTTCGCAGTGCAGCGATACGCTGGTCCTGCACGGGTGAGGTCTTGCCCTTGTCGGACTTGAACTCCACGCATGCCAGCCTCCCACCAGGTAGGATAACAGTCCTGTCCGGGAAACCAGCCACGGCAAGGGCCGACAGCTTCAGACAGAACAGCCCGCTCTCCCGGCACCACTTGGCGAAGTTATTTTCTACTCGGGTTTCAGGTCTGGCCATTACTTCCCGTACCTCCTCGACTTGCCACTCTCACACTCGACCGGCAGGTCCGATGCCCATGCCGGTCTTGCCTTCATCAGTTCGTGGAACCGGTCCAGCGAACTGCCCTCTGGTGCCATCGCGACCGCCTCATCGTGGATCGATAGCAGCACAGGATAACCTGCTGCTTCGAGTCTGTGAAGGGCTGCCTGTAGAAGGCAGGCTGCCACACCTTGGCAGATCGACTCCACGAGGGACCCGCCATACGTCGAACGCCTGCACCACTGCTTAGTCTTACTATCGATTCCCATGTATGAGATTTCAAGCCGGGTCTTACCTTCACGCCAGCGGTCAGCCACTCGCCCAACCTTTGGTTCACGCATCCAGATCGGCCGACCGCTGGGTAGTATGATCCAGCCCCATTCACCGTTGCACCCAAAGACAACCTTGCCGACACGGATCTGGGTCTTGCCTTGGATAGCATCGTTGAACGCCTTCTCACATTCGGACCAGAACTTCGGTACCTCTGGGTATGTCTCTCGGTACAGCTTAACGATCTCTTTCGAACGGTCTGGGTCCAGCGTGATGTTGTAGGGTGGGGCTCCTGCCGTGTCGGTAAACTTCGCATGGCCCATGCCGTAGCCCAGCCCGAGTACAGCCACCTTACCTAGCTGTCTCTCCTGAGATCCTTTAGCGATCGTGTCCGGCCGTACGTTGTACACACGACTGGCGAACTGGCGGTACGGGCATGACCCAGTACTGAATGCTTCGTTAAGCAAGCGGCAGTTTGCCACCCAGGCAAGGATACGAGTCTCGATGTTCGAGAAGTCCGAGATGTAGAGTTCATGCCCGGGGTCAGCCACGATGAAGGAACGCAGGGCAGAACTCACCACGTCGGGGATGGACACGCCGCCAACGTCTTTGCCTGCGTCGAATCGTGCCGACATATCGGCAAACGACTCGCCGTTCTTCAACCCAACCACGTACCTCGCACGAACCTGCTCGAAGGGCTCCGGCATTCGTAGTAACCCGTGGAACTCTTCAGCCTCTTCCGCGTCCATGCAGTCCCGCGGGAAGTTCTGGGGCTGCATGCCACGCCCGGCTTTGCGGCCTGTCGCCGCACCATGCCAAGCCAAGCTGTCCCGGATACGACCATCGGCGTCAGTCAGGCACAGCATCGTGTCGAGCTTGCCGAGGCTGGACTTACCTGCTTCCTGCACGATGGTGAGTACCTCACGGACAGGACCCGGTAGACTGGTCGACTCCAGTGCATCGGCTACTGACTCCTTGTTCGTGCTGGCCATTGTCCAGCCAGCCAGTTCACACCAGTCGAGGATCTTCTTACGCTGACTGACCGCTGTGACCATGCCGCCCGGGAAAGCGGGGGTCTTGGTGATGTCTCTCAGCCGCTGGTTGAACTCGGCGAGGCTCTGCTCGACAACTTGGTTGGCTGTGAACAGGGCAGGCCAGTCGACAGGTACACCGCGGTCATTGACCATCTCGTCGAACCGCCACTCAGCATCACGCTCTGGGGGCAACGGGCCTAGCTTCAGGAACACCTGCTCTTGGACAGTCAAGTCCTGCTCGCAGTACACGTACACCCGGGTCAGACGTTCTTCGTCCTCGTACCACAGGGCTGGCATATCAGCCGGGTCTTTGCCGTCCTTGACCCACTTGGCGATCTCCGCTTTGCGTGGCTTACGAGGCTTGCTGCACTGCAGCATGACCCGGTTACCTGCCATGTCCTTCTGTGCGTCGAGGCCCAACGCCTTGGCCGCTTCGACCAGCCGTGCAGGTATGGCGTAGTACCGACAGATCGCTGCTGTGTCGACCCACTGAGGGTCCGGTATCTCCGGCCAACCCCACCGCTCGACGCAGATGTGCTTGTACATCCGCTTCTCGAACGACAGGTTGTGGACCACGATCGGTAACTTGTTCTCGATGGCGTGCATGAGTTCTATCGGCCGAACTGACCCGTCAAGCGTGGGTCTGCCCTTCAATGGCCGGGCTGTAACGGCCGGGCCGTCGTCGAACTTCAGGCCGATACAAAGTATGTCGGTCGATGGGTGCGAAGCGTAGTGCGTCGTGCTGTATGTCTTCAGACAGACTTCACTACGAGACTCCAGATCGAGGGTGAGGAACTTAGGCATGTCTTACTCCATGAAAATGGCCGGGGCTGTTCGGCCCCGGCCAAGCGTCCATTTAGTGTCGCACTCAGATACCGGCACTCGCTGTGGGCGTTCCGGCTTTCTGTTTCGGCTGGTCCACGACTTCTGACACCTACCGACGCTAGGAAGTGGTTCAAACTACTGCTGTGGATACCCCGGCATCGGAGGCATCGCGTAGCCCTGTGGCGGTGCAACGTGCTGCTGGACATACCCCGGATGCGGTGTCGTTGGGAAACCCTGTTGTCCCGGGATACCGAAGTGCTGCTGTGGCGGTGCCGCGTACTGCTGCTGCGGTGGTATAGCGAAGCCCGGCTGGGCCGGTGGTGCGAACACAGCCGGGGTCTGGGGCAGTGACGCCAGTACCTCAGCGAAGTCGTCGGCACCACTGCGTACAGGGGCCAGACGCTCACCGTCTGCAGACTTGAGCACTGAGTTCAGGTAGAACTTGACGCCACGGTTACCGCCCTTGTCGTACGTTCCGCAGTTGATGCTTACATACACGATCGCTCCTGCGTAGAACGATTCGGGGTCCATGCACGGCTGCGGTGGGTTGCCGACCAGCACCTTCGGTGGTCGTTCAGCACTGCTGCTGGCCTTGAAGAAGAAGCCCGGCTCTTTCGAGTCGTTCTTCTCTGCCAAGCTACGAATCGGAGACCGAGACAGCTTCTCGATCGGAAGCCGGAACACCGACATGGCTACCGTGTTGGCCACGGTGTACAGCTTCTGATAGATCGCCTGCATGGCCGGGTTTGACTGGTACACAAGGAACTCAGCACTGTACTCAAGCGGGTTAGTCTTGTCCCCCATCTTGTGCTGCGGTGTGAACAGCTTTGGGTACGACAACACGCACGGCCCGACCACTACGCGAGTGTCCTGCTGTGGGGTGTCCTGTGGTGCCGGTGCTGGAGAATGACTCTGCACTGGCAATGCTCCGGTAACGCCTGGTGGCGGTCCAAAATTACTCATCTGAATGGTCCTCCAAAGTCTTGATAAATTCCGCTGCGGCATCAGGCAGGATCTCCTGACCGCGTGCCCTCTCACTCACCAGCTTAACCCCTGTTACCACGCTGGTAACGAGCTTGTCAAACTGATCCTTCACATCGTTGTAGTTGCCACGCTCTTTCAGGATCGCTTCGACCTGAGCAGGCGAGACCAACTTCTTGACGTAGATATCCTTAGCTGACAGGCCCAGCTTAGCCCGAGGCAGCTTTTTGGCGAGCTTCTCCTCGTCAGTCTCGATGAACTTACGATTACCGAACTTAGCGACCAGCTTACGACCGGGGATCTTCTCCCCGTACATCGCCCGTGTTGACAGGGCTTTTGTCACGTCCTTCATGAACTCGCTGATCACATCGAACCGCTCAACCCAGTAGACCAGTTGGTCCGTTGGGATGTCTGCCACAGGACTAGCGATGACTTGCTTGTCCGGTCCTGTAAACGTAGCAACCTCGGCGAACTCTGACACCATCGCAAGCCGGGCTGTACACCCTTCACGACGGCGGCAGTACTTACACCACTCGCCCGCTTTCAAGGCGTCCGGTTTCGGTACCGTCATGTCCGGGTTCTGCTTGATGAACGCGGCCACGGTACACACGTCGTTCCAAACCTTGTTCAGTTCTTCACTACCGGGCTCGTGCCGGTCCACGCTCGGGTTACACCGTGGCTGGACAATGACCTGCACAATGCGTTTGAAGTTCCGCATGAGCATGCCAAGGGCCAGCAGAGAGTACGCTGTCAACTGTGGCGAGTTAGCATAGACGGCCCGATGCCCGAACTTGAGGTCCATGACAATGAGCGTGTCTTCCCCGGCGATGATGCAGTCCGATGTACCGCCAAACAGTTCGTCTGGGAAACTGTTATGAACAAGGTACTGTTCAGATTGGACTGCCGTTGCGGGTATGTTGAACTCAGCACACAGTTGACGAGTCGTGTCCATAAACAGTTCCACTCCCTCGACCATCTCGATCGTGATAGGGAACTGCTCGCTAAACGCGGTACTGCCGAGATGGTTCCTCGGATCGTCCCCGAACTTCAGGCACCACTCCAGCAGGGCATGACACGTCGTGCCCTCTGCTGCAGCGGCTGACCCTTCGTCTGGAACGTACGGCCCGTAGAGCGAGCCCACGCAGTTGGAGATACGGTTGAGAGACGATGGTGAGATGATGTGGTGTTTACCCATCACGCACCTCCCAGTTCTCGCAATGCCTGGTAGAACGTACCGGCATTGGCGTCTGACAGGTTCGGCATAGAGCCTACGCCTGACTTAGCCAAGGCCGCATTGACGATCGCCTGGCCCTGCCCGTCCGGACGGTTGTACGCACGAATGGCTGCAGCCTGGGCCACTGCCTTATTCGCGTCAGGTACGATCTGCTGAACGATCGGGCCTTGCGTCACGACGGGTGTGACATTCACCGGCGTGTTGCTGAACTGGGGAATGTTCGGCACGTTCGACGGCGGTGCGATTGGTACTGGTCGGCCGGTCGTTACGTCAACAGCAGAGTTCATCTGTGTTGGATGGCCCATGTCAGGCCGGAACAATTGCGTGTTACCGACGATCTGGGGCTGCTTCGTTTGAACTGGTGGGGCGGGTTGAGCAGTTACGGGTACAGCCTGTGTTGTTACCGTGCCATCTGCCGCAGTTGTCGTGAACGACCCGGTTGGTAGTTGTTGCGGTACGGAGTACGGTCCCGGCACAACGGTAACCGGGGGCTGCTGCACAACCTGCGTAGGCGTACTGACTGGTAGATTCAATGCCGATTGAATCTTCTGCCGCGTCTCAAGCGGCAGTGAGCCAAGCTCCTCCAGTCCCAGAGAGATAGTGATCTGCATAAGCACCTCCTGCTTAAAGGGACGGAGGTACTTTAACCGGCGTGTAAATCCAGTCAACAGGGCTCTGTAAGTTTTCTCACACGCGAGCAACCCAGGTCACGGCCTGCTTTGTCAGGGCCTTTTCGGCACCGTCCCACTTCAGCACAAGCTGCATCTGTGCCACACCGGGTGCTGCCCGGCGAGACTGAGACGGTGGGATCTCGACTTTCAGATAGCCCTCTGGCGACGCAGTGACCCAAGTCACAGTGGCCTTGACACGCCCGACCTGTCCGTCCTGGGCGATAGTCAGTTCTGGGGCGAAATCCGGGTCCGTCACGTCGTGAGTACCGACGGCCGTGATCGGATCGTCATTGCTGTCGCGTAGGAATATGCGGATATCCGCCGACATGTCGTCCGTGTAACTGTCTCCGATGTTGAGCGTGGACGGGAAGCCGACGATGGTTGTAGCCGACGCATCGGTAGCTGCCGAGATGGACGAGATGTAGTTCGTGATTAAGTCCTCAACATCTTCAAGACCGACGGTGACTGAGTCCACGCTTGCTTGCGTTGCCGCCCGGCCTGACTCAGGCAGTTTCGCCAGCACTGGAGTTAGATCAACTCCAACAGATGCGAGATCATTTGCAGACGCAACTCCATTTGTTTCGTAAGCTGCCAGAGCTGCGTTACATCCGGTCTGTACTTGCGATTGAGTCAGCACAGCCGTTCCGACGGTCGCATCGACTGGGACGCCAGCAGCAACGGAACCTGCTCCGGGAACGGCACACGTACCCGTGAGCGTGCTGAAGTGGTAGACGGTTCCAGACCGTACGTTGGAGATTGCTGGCGGATCGCCGACAGAAGTAGAGGGAACGAGCGTTATGTTCGTCGATTCCGTTGGCGAAATGATTTGCGAATCGGTACGCATGCACCATCCAGCACCGAGCAACGGCATTCGGCCACTGACGGAATTCGGGGCAAGTTTATCGAGCACGAATTTGGAACCGCCTGCGGTAGCAGTCAACATCTGCGACGTGTTAAGCGGGTTCGATCCGTAGATTGTACCGCGATGCCGAAATGTGCCGTTTGCAGAAGTATTGGACCACTGAACAGTAGCAGAAGTTGGCTGCTCAACGTCTCCGCGATATTCAAAGGATTGTGCGAACGTTGAGTTCATGACGATATGCTGAGTCGTCCACGTCGTGGGAAACAGGAATACCGTTGGAGATTGACGAATCAAGACCAGCGAGGTCGAACCGACGGAGATTTTTATACCATTCGTCGTCGTGGCTCCGACACAAGTTTCGGACGTGATTGTCCACGTACCGACGGTGGCACCGAACGTGATCGTCGTCCCTGCGAATCCGTGTTGTATTGCTCCTGTGATCGTGATTGATGGCGTTCCTGAGATATCGATTGCTGGAGCCGTACCAACAGACGCCGAGCAAATTGCATCGAGGTTGCCTGAGATCGTACTTGCTCCGCCGATGATGAAGGCTGACGCTTGAGCACCGCCAACGCCATTTTTCGCTTGGCATCCGGATTCGAATACAATAGGCGATGAACCGGACATATTGACCGTGCGAATCGATGTCGTACTACTGCCTTGAAAGACGGTACCAGTTCCCCATGTCACTCCTGCTGTACCGCTGAGGCTTATGACTGTGGACGTGCCCGCAAGTATCTCACGAAGCCGAATACGATACGTACCAGATGACCATGAAAGATTTCCGCCAGCAGTCCCACCACTGCGTTGTGTGGTTCGCAGATCAGCGGTCGGCAGATCGATGTTTTGATCGAGTGTGATCGTGCGATTGTCGAGGTAGATAACGTCGCCATCGACTGGAAGAGTCCCGCCGTTCCAGTTTGCCGCAGTCGACCAGTTTCCATTCGCCAGGGGCCATTTGTCCGCCATGATTACCAGCCTCCGAATGCGATGAGATGCGAGCGAATAGCCTCGACAGCGGCGAGGAGATCCGCTGAGCCGTCGACGATCGCCGCAGCGTCAATCGACTCGATCGAGGCTACGCGAGCCGATTGAGTCGCCGCAGTCTGCAGTGCAACATCTTCCGCGATTGCATTTTCCCACGCGACTTGACATTGCTCTGCCGTGAGACCTGGAAACAACAGCGGAGACGATAGTTCGATAAGAGCGTCAACGCCCGCAACGGTGAGCACTGATCCTTGCTTTGATCTCAGATAAGGCACCGTCAGAGGATGGCCCCAGGCAACGCCCTCCGCCGCCATCTTCGTTAGCAAAAACCTTCCAACGGCATCGCCGTCGATCAGCACCATGACAGCGGCCCAGTTGACACCGACGGCGGCAAGAGCCCCGGCCGTTTCAACACTGCTGCAGGTCCGCAGCTCCGCCCGCAGTCCCAGCGACTTCGCCGCCGTCGCGACAGCCGACCAGTCGGCACCAATTGCAGCCGCCAGAGCGTGTTGCCTGATGAGTTCGATGAGTCTCATGATTCGGTTCCTCCGGTCTGAGTGACCGGTGTCAGGTTTCAGAAGTCGGTCAGGGGGCCTAGTAACCGCAGATGGTCTGGTGTCATCGCTCTGCTACCTTGTTCGACAGGATCAACTCAACCACGCGGTCAAGCTCCCGCTCGTGGCTGGCCTCTTGCTTCTCATACCCCGACTGGATCATCTTGATATGAACCGGCACGGCCACGTCAAGCGTGTACTTCACTCCGGCTCCGATCGATACCAAGATGGCCAGCAGCAGTACGTTGTTGAACGACTGACCGGTCAACCAGTCAGCAAATACGCGGAGGTACCCTTTTGCGTCATCAGAAGTCATGCCCCAACCCTTTCGAAGAGACTGGCCGGTGTTACCCGGCCAGGCAGGTCGTACTATCAGACAAGTGTGTACCGAATGGTGATATTTCCAGAACCAGTCGTCATCGCACCGGACAGGATAATCGCCACCCGGTCACCAGCAGCCAATGTGAGGTCAGCCGCTGTCGACGTGAGAGTGAGGGTCTGCACGGTGTAGGCCGTGCCGTTGAGGTTGATAGTGCCGCTGTGCAACGGGGTCGTACCCGCCGCTGGTGTGGCTGTACCTGTCGCCTTACTCACTGTTGCTGTTAGAGCAGAGCCTTGGGCTACGTCCGGCACGTACTGGATACCAGTGATGGTCAAGGCTTCCGGGGCGATGAATACTCCGTATACAACCTTGCTGGCGTGGGCAGGAATAGACGCGGCGAGCATCTTACCCTGGTACAGTTCGGTGAAGTTGGCATCACACTTCGTGAGTGCCTGGCGAATCTTTGCCTGAGTTCCAAACATCTGCTTGGAACCTGATACGAGGGTCTGTTGGGCCATGATAGTCTTTCCTATCGAAAACCAAAGGGCGTAAGGCTATCCGTCTGGGGGTTTGATTACTTGCTGTACCGATTCCAAAGCCAGACCACGACCTGTTTGATGAGCAGCCGAATTGCTGCCCACATCAGGTATGTCGCGATCGGTCCCAGACCTGCGGTCCATTCGTCTTCGACCAACTTCCGCATCTGATATGGGCTTTCAGCCCGGCCGAGATTGTCGAGGAAGTACTGGTGAATCCGGTCTATCTTCTTTCGTTTGGCGTCAGCCGATCTGCCCGAGCAGAGTTCCGGATGGACACCAAACTCTTTGTACAATTCGTCTTGAACACTCACAGTTCGACTCCGTGATCTCGGCGAAGGTGTGTGGCCAGATCGCCTTCCCAACTCCAGCTACCACCGCCGTGTAGCTCGTTGTGAAGCTGGACCAGGTCCGAGTGTTTGTACGTTGGGGCCGACATGGTTTGGTTGATACCGAACCGCTGCTTCAGGTCCCTCAGGATGTTCTTGTCGTACCCGCGGTTCTTACCCTTGTCATCCGTGAAGTACATCCACTTACCGTCTTCCTTCCATCGAATGACTGGAAAGCCTTGTGTCCAGGTATCGTCCTCGGTAGGTACGATGTTGAAGTCGCTGAACTTCCCGGCCTCGATATCCTTATCGAGCTTGATGCACGGGGCACAGAACTTGATGGTACTGACATACAGAGTTGGCTTGACCGTCTCGTCCTGACTGGGAGGTGCTGGCGGGACCGGCTGCGACGGAGAGGAGGGCGGCTCCGGAGACTCAGTCCCGCCAGCGGGAGGGTTCTCAACCAACGCCTTGATCTGCAGCAGCACGGCCGTCTGCTCTGACAGTTTGACACCGATCTCGTCAGTCTTCGACTTGATCTCATTTGAACTAGTCGTAACAGTCTTCACGAGATCGACGTACTGCATTTCCACCTTCGGTGCTTCAACCTTTGGCGGTTCGGGGGCACACCCGAGCATCGGTACTACCAGCAGAAAAATGTATCTCATGGGCTCACCCACCATTTCACTTGTTTCTTAACGTCTTCCAAAGTCCACTCGCGTGGCTTTACGGTTGGCATTTCGGACAGGCCGACGAATGAAGTGTATCGATGCTGCAGCATCTGTTTAACAGCAGTAGGACTCCATTCCTGCCAGCCCGGGTACTCACGACTACCAAACGACTCGGACCAACTATTCGCTATCCAGGAGTAAGGCTCCCCAGCACGGTCTTTTCGCTCAGATAGACAGAGGGCAGCAACGGAATGTCCTCCACTGCCGGGCGTAAACGCCTCGATCACAGCCTTGTTCATGGAACTGCCCCATGAAATGCCGGTGTGGATTCCACCCTGCCCTGACCCGAGCCATGTACGCCACTGCTCCCATGTCGTGATACGTGAGGCACGGGCAACGCGGTGGTTCAGGGCATCTTCTTTCCAGCCATTGCTCGGCTTCTGTCGTGTGTACGATTGCGGGTACGGCCACAGCGATTCTACCGGAAGACCGATGTTTAGGGCTACCTTAGTGCCGCCAGCGATAGTACTGCCTGCGTCCGTCCGAATACCATCTTCGTCTTGTGCCAGGATATAAGCCGCCATACGGGATAGCTGTATGACCTTACCTCCAGACGACAGGCAATATATCCATTCAAGGTTCGATGATAGGGAGTGTCCGGCACAGCTTCCCATATTTTTCTGGTTCTCGATCCGAATGAGCTTCCTCGGATCGAGCGATACCTCCTGATATGACCCGACAAGGTTCATGACCTCGCCGCTGTCTCCCAGTGATAGAAGAAACCCTAAGTCCTCCTTGATCGGATCGTACCCAGTAGTCATGATTCTCTCCCAAACACAGCGTCCTTGTCTGACCAACCAAGGGACACTCTTTTGTATATCGTTTTATCACTGGCGGCTTCTGGATGCTCCGACCATTCTACCGCGGTCTTGGTAACTCCGTCTATGGTAAGCAGCACGTTGTTTCGTTTGTTGCGAGCCTGCTCTGTCGGGGTCGCCCAACGACAGTTATCCTTGCAGTACCCAACAGAGTTGTCCTTACGCTCGATAGACATTCCCTCGGGGCGGGGACCCATATCTTCCAGGAATTTATCGAAGCTATCCCATTCAGGACACACGGAGATTCCACGAGCACCATACCTGTGAAACTCAATGTGGCTGGTAGCGTTGCACCGTCCACGCATGCAAAGCCAAGAGGTATATGTGCCCCTATTGTAGTAGGCTGACGTGCGGCGGTAGGTGTTACCTGTCAATACGTTTCGGGCTGACTCTCTTGCAAAACATCCACAGGATTGTGTACCTTTTTCGGATCTGCACTGCATGACAAACCGCGTACCGCAGGAACACTCATACACCGCATGGTTGCGGGTGTATTTCCAGCCGTGCTTATCTACGCCAGATGCGACACGAAACGGCTCACCAACCCTAGTCACCGGCATCACTCTTTCTCCCACTGATTGGCGAGGTCGAGTTCCTTGCCGTTGAAGATGGCTGTACTGACCGCGTTGCCAACCTCGTCGTAGTTCTTGGCGAACGCCGCCTTATCCAATTCGACCCAAGCCTTGGACTTTTCCTCGACAGACTTACCGACCATACCGCCGACCTGTCGTAGGTTCGAAATGCGGTCGGCCTTGTCAGCCGCGTACGTCTTGTCTAACAGGCCAGCCGGGGCAGGGCTGTTGCCGTTCGAGAACAGCAGGATCGTACCAAGGCAACACCCGCCAAGCAGCATCATTGTCGCGGCGATGTATCTCATGGCTTGACTCCCCGCTTGACTTCAGCCCGGAGAACCTGTGCCTCAGTGAGGGCTTGCTTTGCGTAAGCCCACCGTTGCTCAGACGTGGCAGACGGGCTTGCCATCTCGACGGTCTGGAGGTATGCCTCGATGCCTTCAGGTGCTGGTTTGTCGCTCGACACAACTTCGCCTGTCACAGTTGACGTACGTCGAAACTGACGCACGAACCGCCACAGCGGTGGTACGGCGAGGATCAACACGCCACCACCGAGCAGTACGACCGTGGCTACGACAAGGGCGAGGAAGACAGTCGGGCTCATGACAGTACGCCTTTCGGAGCAGCGTTGCCCTTGAGAGCCCAGTCGAACACACCGTCGATCACGAACCGGATCAGGCGTTCTTCGACAAACTCTGGCGTGCCTGGCAGGTCAACGAACTTGTTGATCTCAGCGACGGCGATGTCCTTGTGGACACTCAGTTCCTCTGCAGTCAGACCATCCACGGCACTAGCCATGAAAGCCACGACCCATGCGGGGATAGCCGGAGTCACCTTGTCGACCAGCCACTGAATGGCCGCACCTTCTCGGGCTTCATTCAGGAATGGGATGTCGGTCTGCTCATTCAGTTTCTTGACGAGATCTGCGGTTACGGCTGTGCTTAACATGTCAACCTCCAGTTTGAATTCTTGAAAACGGGAAAATGTTACTGAGCTTGTCTCAGCATGTCAACGACAGTACGAGAATTCGCTGGCTTATCCTCTGCGGCCACGGCTCGACGCTGTGCTGCAAGGGCCTTATTGATCCGTTCCAGCACCGCTGCTGTTTCTGGTTGGCCTGTGGCTTTCAGGTGTTCTACCAGCTTTTCTGAGCCAGACACGATGGTCAACGGCCGGGCACCACTGGCAATCTGGATCGCGTTCAACCGGTCACGCAGGTCTCGCGTGATCTGTTCAGGCGTTACGTTCTCGATACGTACGCCGGACAGCAAACGCAGTACTTTCTCCCCGGCACCGGTTCGGGTGTCAGACGCAATTTTAGCCATGCTCAGCAGACGAGAGGCTGGGCCTGCTGCAGCCAGTGACTCAAGCGTTGGGCTTCCGAACGGTGTTGCCCGACCAGATGCTTCGGCGTCCTGCAGGCCGAGGTTGGTCAGCAGTCGGCCGATGCTTGGGTCAAGATCGTCCAGCCGTCTACCACCCATCGGACCCTGGCTGAACAAACTGGTGTTCGTGCTGTGCTCGATGAACCACTTCATGGCTGGGTTCGACGAGGCAGCAGCCTGCTGCATCAGGCCACGCAGGTCCATCTGCAAAGCATTACCGGCGTACTTCACTGCGTCTTCGTGCATGAGCCCGAATGATGTGAGGTACTTGATATTACCGTCGTCTGTCTTGCCGAGCGGGATAGCCGCACTGTCTTGGTACTGGTACGGCACGTAGCCCTTCTCGTCACCCTGGCCGAGGCGTGTTGCCCGAATCAGGTTCCCGAGTTTACCACCTGGGTTGGCCATCAACTCGGTCATGTACATTGGAATCGTCTGACGCATGAACGAGTAGAACGGGAAGAACGTCTTCATGTACTGATGCTCGAACCGCGTGAAGTTCTGCGGATCAGCATTCAGCAGGAACTTGTCAGACGCTTCGAACGCATCGGCCAGAGACTTCGTCTTGTCCAGCCGGTCCATCACAAACACGGCTCGGTTGAGGTTGTCGATCTTGCTTCGCAGGCCATTCATCGCGGCCACGATCGGGCCGGACGTTGACTTCTGAACCCATCGACCAAGGTCGTCCTTGACGTACGTACCCGCTGGCAGGATGGCTTCCTTGGCCTTGCCCAGTACGCCCGGTGCCTGCACTGTACGCTGCAGCCCACCAAGGAACTCCTGCTTGATTGACGTGTTGCCTGGCTGGTTGCCAAGCACCGATAGTGGCGAATCGCTCTCGGCCATACGCATCGCGTCAGCAGTGACCACGTTCGGGTGTATCGACCCAGACATGTGATGAGCATTCCAAAAGTTCTGGAAGGCTTCACCACGAGAGCGAGGCGTACTTGGGATGCTGCGTGACGCGAGGTACTGCTCGATCTCGGCCACGCCTTCGGGAATGTCAAGCGGTACCGCCCCGTTACTGAATGACCATGCCGACTTGGCCTTCTTCATGTACGCGAGCGGGCTCATGTCGCCCATAACGACAGCGTTGACCGCTGACGACAGACCATCGCGGATCGCAGTAGCCGGGCTGTACGACAGGTAGCCTGACTTTGTGAGTGACATCAGGGAAGACATCATCTTTTTCGGTGTGTCAAGTTCGGGCAGATCAAACATGGTCACACCCTCGTTCAGGGTCTTCATCTGTGACCAGGTGTCTGCCGGTGCCCGCAAGGACATGATCTCTTTGATCTGCTTAGCGATCTCTTTCGGGTCATCGACTGACTTGAAGAAGCCTTGCCCGATCCAGTGCTGTCGCATGTTCTCAAGGAATGTGTTCTTGTTCACGGCTCCGCTGAAGAACCCTGCGTCGAGTGCTTCCTCGAACGACATGCCCATCTTGGCCTTGAGGTCAAGCGTGGTCTGTACGTTGTTCGGCGACACACCTGTGCCGAACATGTCGGGAAACTTATCGCGTCCTTGCCGAAGGTTTGTCAGGTTGTCCCGCAGTGCCTCGAAGTACGCGACCTTTGACCCAGCCTTGGCGAGGTAGTCGTGACCGGACTTCGGAGCCCACGATTCGTATAGCTTCGAGTATCGCTTCTCGACATGGTCCGCTGTCTCAATAGCCAGGGCTCGGTGCCGATCCTCAATACCGATGGTCATATCCTGTGCGATACCGGCTTTGGTACGCATCCCAGCGATCTGCTCGCGTACCGCTGGTGGGAACAGCAACGCTTCCAGACTTTCGTCGGACAGGCGTAGCAGCGATCGTTGTGGCTTTGTGAGGTTCTTGCCTTCATCGATCCTATTCTGGATATTTCCGTCCAGAATTGTCTTGTGCCACCCTTGAACGGTTTCCGCATGCACGTCGTCAGCGACCTGCCCTACTGCGACGGCATTGCCACGATCGTCCAGCGTGGGCATCCACTGGTCAACCTTGTCTTTGTAGTTTCGGGTGATGCCCTGGTGCAATTCGTCGTGGATGACCTCCTTCGCGGTGAGGGGGTTGTCGTCGATCATCTGGTCAACAGTGCTGAGCTTCTTTGTAGCCTGCTCAACAACCTTGCTCCGCTGTGTCGGTGTTACCATCACGAACTCAGCAGGTCTGCCTTTCGTGGCGGGTCTCCACCCGAGATGGACTTCCTTGCCAGAGTCCAGTGCTGCTCGTGCAACGTCGTAGTCCGTGATGTTCCGGAACCCACCGGTCTGTCGCAGTGCGTCAAGCGTAGGCAGATCCACCTTGGCCAGTTGAGTCTTGCTCAGGTCAAGGTTCAGCACACGCTCGGAACCGTCAGCGTTAGGCCGCAGTTCCGTCCACGACTTCCACCATCCTCGGCCCGGCTGGTAGCCCTGCTTGGCTCCGGTCGCAATGTCGTTCTGTTCGGCAGCGATGATCTCCTGCAGACGTGTTTTGAACTGCTCTTTCGTTACGTGCGTCGGCATGGAGTACTTCGGGTCTGTGCCCGGCTGCATCGCGTTGATCTTCTTCGTCCAGGTCTCAGTGCCGCTGCCTCCTGTACCGACATAGCCCCGCTTCTTCAGTACGTCCCCGATCTCCGGGGCTGCATACATGCGGATCGAAGCCGTACCTTTGCCCGCAAGGTCCCGTTCTATGAAGTGCAGAGCGTCGTCGAACGAACCGTCCGCGATAGCCGCTGGGTCTATGCTTGGTAGCAGATCTGCGGTATCGTTAGCCGTGACGACGTTGACTGTGCCCTTCTGGGTCATACCCTGCCCAACAACGTGATACAGCCCTTCCTGCGGAGCGTAGGCGAACGTGCCGGTCTTGCTGACAGGCTGTGCCAACCACATCTCCTCCCATAGTTGATCAGGCGTACGGTCGAACACCTGGGCGATATCATCGATGTGGCTCTTGCCAACATACCCCGGCAGGATCTTTAGACCGTTAACGTCAGGCACCGCGTCGGCATCAATACGGTCGATGATTGACTTCCACGTCGGGTTATTCAACAGTTCGTTGACAGCGGGCGTGCCTTCCTTGAACGCACGGTACACCATGTCTCGACCACCGCTCGTGTTAAGCGTACGGATGAGGCTCTGGTGATTGCTGCGTGCCCATGATGGCGTGTTGAGCCCGCCGATCTGTTCGAGCCTGCGAAGCTCGTCAGACTTGCGTCGGTGGAAGTAGTCGATGTACGGATCGACCATGTCGCTTTCACCAGCACCGAATGACTTCAGCTTCTGGTTCCACGAATCCTTCAGGGACCGCATCTGCTGAATCAAAGCGAGGTGTGGCTCTGGGATTGTCTCTCGCATCTGCTGGTACAGCGGCTCAAGCTGCATGTCGTCATACAGATTGTCATCGCCGACCAGCTTGACCTTTGTTCCGTTTGGCGACCGGTCGATACGCTCGATCTGGTACGTCTTGTTGTTCATCGACACAACGTCGTTCGGCAGCAGACCACCTTCATCTGGGTTGTAGATGCCCTCGAAGGCACGACGCTCGGCGTCCATGCGGGCACGTACCCGAACAGGCGAATCATCACGCATAATGTTCGTTGGGTCAGTCATGTCGAGGTCTGGGTTCTCGATCAAGTTAAACTTGTTGACACGGGCACTGTTGGCCAGTTCTGTGACGTGCAGATTCGCCGTCTCGCGGTATGCCTTCGCTGCGGTGCGTGCCTGCTCAGCCATAGGCATGACAAACGGGTCTGTGATACCAGCCGACGGGGCGTTGAACAGAGACTTCACGCCTCGCGTGGCCTTACCCGCTTGCTTCAGTATGTTTGAAGCGATGTTCTCAGGCAGCGTATCGAATGCGTACTTCGCGGCACCGCCCAACTTTCGCACTAGTGGGTGGGCACGTCCAGCCGTGCTTGTCAGTGCCCGGCCTGCTGCGGTAGCACCCATGAATGACTTCGTTGCCGGGCCGAATGGGTCGAGAACCATCTCAGCACCGAAACCTGCGAGGTCTCGTAGCCCTTCGCCGGGGTCGGACAGCCAGCCCATCATGCCGGTCTCACGGTTCTTCCGCATGCCGTACGCCTCAAGCAGATCACGCCCCGAGGTACGGTTCTTGCTGGACAGCGGTGTCATCCACTGGTCGAACGACCCGGCCAGACCTTTGCCAGCCAACAGGTCACGCACGGATGAACCCGGCAAGTCGAGGAAGTTCCCGACGGAAGCAACGGCCCCGAGACCAGCACCGCCGACGCTGGACAGCGTGTCCATCAGGTCGGTTGACTCAGGCTGGTTAAGAGATCGGGCCGCTGGAATTGCGGCTCGTGCGGATAGTAGTTCGGCTACGCTTGGCATCACTTACCGCCGTACTTAGATCTAACGATAGCTTTGTACCTGTCGTACCACTCCGAGAGCTTGGCGTCCGGGGCGTTATCTGGGATGTCGTGGAGTTCTTTCCACAACGGGCCGAAGTCGGACGTTTGTGCGGGAGATGTTGAGTTCCACACGCTGTGGAAGACGAATGGGTCTTCGTCTCCCGGCTTCTTCTTCGCCGTGCGAGCCACCTCCTGCAGTTTACGAATATCCGCCGGGGGTATGTCTACGGACCCTGCCTGTGTCGCAGCGAACAGTCCTGCCTGTGCTGCCGTAGGTGACATGTCGTCAGGTGTCAAGCCGATAGTCTGGGTGAGGAAAGGGTCCGGCTGATACCCGGGATGTACATCAGACGCTGGTACCCCAGACACTCGTAGAGTCAAAGCATCCTGAGCAGCTTGGAAGTTTTCCGCGGTACGTGGCTTATCAATGGCCATCGGGTTTTGCATCGTGGAGGCTTCGGACTTCTTGCCCATGTTCTGCTGAAACGACTTGTACGCCTCTGGGTGCAAAGCTGCAGCTTCGGGAGACATCGGGTTCATCCCACGCATAACGTCACGCTTGAACCTGGCCTGCTCTCGCTTGCTTTGCCGAGACTGAATGCCGAACTGGCGGGCACTCATACCTCCATGCTCGTCCTTGAACTTCTGAACCCTGTTGGCCGTCATCGCAGCCTTGTCCGCACGCTGTCCCTGGTCTGCTTGATACGCTGCGTACAGGTTCGGATTTTCTGCCTGCAACTTTTCCAATGCCTGTGACCGCTTCATCGGGTTACGCAGACCGGGGTATATCCCTTCGACGGCACCCGCCTTGTTCGTGTACGCCATGCCGCCGTCCGCTGTTCGCTTCGCGTAGGCACCGCTCTGAGCGGTCGGATCAATCGTCTGCCCACTGGCGAGCTTGCCAGCCAGCAAAGCATCAGACGCCTGCGTACGGGCCATACGAGCGTTTGCATCGAGCGAAGCCTGTGATACGGCCGGAGCCCCGCCGAAGCGTGCTGCGAGATTTGTAGGGTCGAACACGGTAGGACCTTGTGCCCCGGGTCGGCCGGGTGCTGCAGCTTGGCCGTACTGCCCGACATATCCGTTGACCATGCTTGCTTGGAAAGGGTTGTACATGGTCATACTGCCAGCCCGCTGCGTTGCGTCCAGAGATGATGTTCCGTACCCCGGGTTGGCCTGCATGAACTGAGCGTTGGCCCGGGCTTCTACGGCAGCCGGAGCGATCGGGTTCGGCATGGACGGTCTACGTGTAGAGGTCTGCAGGTTTGGCTGTGGACTACCCGCCGGGTAGAACATGCTTGTCAGGCCCATCTGCTGACCTGATGGCTTGCGGTACGACTGGCGAGGGTTGAACATGTTGCCTTGGATCACGGTTCTCTCCTGTAGGAAATTCGAGCTTTACAGGATACCAGCCTTGACAAACCCTGTCCAGTACAAACGCAGCGAGCCCGGCCAGTAAAGGCCGGGCTCTCCCAAAGCTGCGTTGCATTCCTGACTATTTATCCGTCAGGGTCGTGCCGTAACTATGGTTTCGTGCCCAGAACAGACCGTGATCCGAGGAGTACGCTTTCACCCGGTAGACCTCGAACCCTTGTGATTCCAGGTAGGACTTGAGCCCGTCTATCGTCCACGGTCTACCGCCACTGATGTCGAGAACTTGTGACCTCTGGGCTCCGTGGTGGTACTCACCGAGGATGTGCTCACAGCGGTGAAGTTCCTTCGATGTGTAGAGTATCGGGTACTCACTGCCCTCACAATCCAACTTCAGGATGTGGATTAACCCGTACCTCCGGAGTACGTTATCAAGCGATATGGTAGGGGCAGTCACTTGGCCTTTGGAAACACCGAGTACCGCGGACAGCGATCCGCTGTGGTGCTCCCTGTGGTGGAAGTCCAAGGGCAGTGTCGTGTCTGGTATGTCTGACCGCCACACCGCGTTCCCAAAGACCTCTGATCGCATGCCGAACTCTGCCAAGTTATTTCGGGCAAGCCTAGCGACCGGTCCCGGTTCAAACCCGACGGCCTTACCGGCACCTCGCCGCAGGCAGGCGTAGCTGAACGCTCCACTGTTGGCACCGATGTCAATGACTGTCGCATTGCTGTCGATCGATGGCCCGAGTAGATACTCATTCGCTGCAAGTACGTCCATCCAGGTGACGACGCCGATCCTGTCGTCGATCTCAAAATGGTCCTCGGGTCGCATGGCTTTCAGAGCGTCATCGACAGACCCATCGAGGAATTCCAGAGGTGACTTGAACTTCGCTGCTTCTTCGAGGTACTGGTTGCTTGCCCGATCAAGGTTCTGGATGTGGTGCCCGTTGTTGATATGGCCCTTCCTGTGGCAAGCATGCTGAAACAGCTTTTCCCCGCCCGGTGCTAGGTGCTCGTAGAACCCACCGGGGTTCCACCTATTCCACTTTTCTACTCGGTACGGTGTCTTCGTCAGGAAGAAGCCCATGTGGAAGTCTGTCTTGTCGCCGTACCACACACCGCGTTCGCCGCCGTTGTACCCGCCCCAGTAGTCGGCATGGTCAGCCAGATGTTTCACGACATACAAAGCTCGTGCGGCCCGTACCTTGTCGATGAACATCTGCCCGGCTTCAATGTCCGGGATCTTGTCACGGCGGGTCTCACCCATGCGGTTCCACAGATCTGCGTAGACGTACCCGTGGAAGTCATTCACGTCCGGGTTGTCCCGCCAGAACAGAGCGGCGTGTTCTGCAAACTCTGGTGAGTCGAACATGAACTCCGGGTTCTGCACCGGTAGACAGTCTGCATCCAGATGGAGGACCTCATCATACTCGCTCTGAAGAATCGCGTTGATCTTGACTTGCCAACCGTGGACACATCGCATCTGTGTCGTGTCAATCACATGACACGTCGCCGCAACGCGGCGGGCGTAAAGTTCGCAGTGTTCAATCTCCTCCATTTCACCGGGCAGGAACCAAAACTGGATCGGTAGTCGACAGCCTCTGGACCGCAGGTTCCATGCTACAGCGAAGGCTCCCCAGAAATAAAACTGTGGTGCCTTCTTGTCGTAGATCGTGCAACGGCCTCCGGCTGGGATAAGGATGGCTCGGCTTGCGTCCGGCTTTCGATCCGACAGTGGTATCTTCGCGGCCTCGTCAATCGCCTGCCTCAGCAGGTCCCTATGGTACTCAACGACGTTCGGCCAGTTCCTCCAGCCCTTCGGCCACTTATCTGCCGGAGACTGCAGCCGGATAGAAAGTTCGGACTGAGACGTACCTTGGTGTGGTGCATTTTCCGCCATGTCTATAGCCTCGTTCACTAAACTCCGGAGTTGACGTCTACCCTCCAGCCTACCAATAACCGGTACCTTCAGGGCCATCCGTATGACGCTGGATACGTTACTGTTCGTGCTGGCCTCCTCGAACAGGTGGTCTACGATCTCGCCGATATGCTTGCGGCACCCCTCGACACCCCAAGCGTTCATCTTGTTGATCCACTCTTGGCATTTACACGCGGCCACGCGAACTTCGTACCTAGACTTCAGAAGATCGCTAAGACAGTTTCCTGGGGTACCAGAAGATACGCCACCTCCCCTGGGCATCGTTTTACCCTGTTGGGTTATCGACCTAGCCCATTCAAGGCGTTGCTCAGGGGTCATGTCTGACGGTTTCAACCGCATATCTTTCGCTCCTCTGCCTCGCTCTAGCCGATTCAGTACGTAAATCGTACTCAGCCTTTGCCGCCTCAACCCTCTCAAAAACCGCTACCGTCGCCGGTCTCGACACTGCCAGAGTTATTGACACCCCGATAATGAGTAGTACCGTCTGTACTTCTTGCATGTGGTCATCCCGTAGTTATCACGACTTGAATAGAAGTGGAGTCGCATCCGTCGTAGCACGGGATGTCATACACCAGTATCAACCCCGCCTCGCTAGGTGGGCAGGACAAAGCCGTCATTATCGCAGCCCCGAATATGCCGTCACATATACACCCACCCTCGTAGAAGATCGATATCGCGGCGGCACATTCCTCGAACTGACACTGAAACGACGTGTTGCGGCCGTTTTCATCCGGGTAGTCCCCTTCCACCCGATACAAGAACACTTCCTCCCCGTCCTCCCCTGGGTCTAATTGGTTGGCAGCTTGGACAGTTATGCCCAGCGACGGGAACGTAACATCGACCAGCCAGGGGTATATCGTACCCGGAGGGCAAGGCGAACACTCGTCAGATACCTCACAACAACACTCGTTGACAGCCATGCTTAGCTCCCTGACCCACTCCCGGTCGGACACGGATCTGCGTATGTGTCAATCTCATCCCCAAAGTACCAGATACGTTTGTACTCAGTGAACCTGAGCCCCGTCTCTGGGCAGCATTCAATCTGCGTAGGTACCTTCAACGCACACCTCAGTCGCCTACCGATGATAACTGTCCACCCGGCCCAGTCAGGCCCGCTGCCTGACCCGCTCCCAGATCCTGACCCAGAACCGCAGTCCCCCGTCGGCATCTTCACCAGCCCGACAGGGCCTGCCTTATACCCAGCAGGAACCAAGGCCCTGACAGTCTGCCCACCTGATCCGCTACCAGACCCTGAACCTGAAGTGTTACACAGGTCCAACGTCATGTGGAGGAACGAACATGTACCTCCAGACCCGCTACCAGACCCTGAGCCACCACTGCCAGACCCGGTGTCGCATCCACAGGTGTCGGACTCGAACTCTGCCTCCGAGGCGTAGTCGTACAGGGTTATACTCTGGAACGAATCGTCCTTGCCGGAGTCCTCGTCCAGGTACCCCCAGCTTACGTCCAGCGAAGCCCCGCCACCACCGATCTGGACTACAACGCCAACACCGTCGACAGCTTGGTGAAGCACACGCCAGCCGGTACCGCTGGTCGACATGTACCACTCACCGGACACAGGCCCCACCTCGTCGCCGACCGTTGGATCACCGTCGATCAGTACCTGCCGTGGTCGGTCCCATACGAACGACTCGCCATGCTTCGTTGGTACGATCGGTACAGGCCCGTTGACAAAGAACAGCCCGACGGTGTCGTTCGGCTTGTCTGCCTGGCTCGACCCCGACGTGTAGTTCGCTCTCAGTTGAACAACCCCGAAAGCTGGTACATCTTCGGACGCTACGTTCTTCCAAGGTATCGCCCGAGCCAGGTTGTAGTCTGCTCGGTTAGGCCCTCTGTTTCTCTCAGTCATCTGTATTCCTCACACGAGCCGTCCGCACCCGCTCCATCCGGGATGATGCCCCGGCCTGCATAGCCCTCAAGTGTGCCACACGCTGAGCCCGGCTCGGGACACCGCGGTCGAACTCATAGTTGCGACTTGCAGATGTTCGGTTTACCGCGTGCCCGTGTTCGCCGCAGGTCAGAACGTGCTGCACTTGCAGGATAGCCCCGTCACACCGTAATGTCAACTTAGGTTTGTTGTATGCTACGAACTGGCTGGCTGACGTAACGAACATACCGGCTGCAGCTACTGCAGCGGCATCACCAATGTCATCCAGGGCGGACTGATTCGTAGTCGTACCGGTGACAACGTGAGACGTGTTATACTGCACGATCGTCGTGGCGTACTGCTCGTGTTTTATCTTGTGGTACCCAACTCCTGCTGCGTCCACGCTCACGTCGTACACGTAGTTGTTGTACTGGTTCGTCGTGCTGTTTCGGACAGCAATGACACACTCAAGATAGAGTTCGGCTGGCTTGAAAACTGGCGTACCTGCTGTGTCGATCCAGTAGACCGGTTCCTCGAAAATGAGAACTCCGTTCTCACCGTCGAGATGGTACTGCCTGCCGACAACCGGATCACCGATGGCTGTTGTCTCGCTACCGGGCACGACCGGGTTGGCCAGTTCACGTTCGGACTTTCGGTACTTACCGTAGACGCGGTACGGAATATAGCTGTTGTCCGACCGCAGGTCCTCCGTCTCAAGCAGTCTTGACTGGAGCGGCAGGATGTCCTTCAGGCCGGACACAGTTCCCGAGCCGTCTGGCGGGTCCCACGTACCGTCAGCAAATCCCATGACGCGGTATGCAGAACGGACGTACGCCTTCGCTGCGGCAGCCTCGTCATCCGTCAGTGCGTCAGCAGCATCGCCGAGGGACACCGGTACCGTATTCTCCCACGTACCACTCGGTGCGAATGACAGACTGTTGATCGGCTTCCACGATCCGTCTGTGTCGAGCCCTACCGCTTCCAGCTTCAGACGTACCTGAGCCAGTGACGTGGCGAAACAGTTTCGCACGTACCGCGGGATGAGCTTCGGGTCGATGGTGTCCGAACCAACAAACCGATCCGTCGTTGAAAGGGTCGCTCCGGTGCCGAGCCGAACAATCGTAACAGCCTCGGAGCCAAACCCGAGAGCGACCGTGTATCCATACTCTGACAGCAATGCGTCGGCTGCCTCTACAATATCTTCGCATTGCCACGACACTGGTGGGTAGATGTCTGTCGGCAAAGCTGACACGTCAGCCGTGGCTTCACCGAGAGCTACCATGAGCAGCGAGCCAAGCTGTCTCAACGTCTTCGTCCGTGTGACAACCCCAGCCCGAAGGATGTTGTACTCGCCAGAGATACCGGCGTTGTTCCGCCACAGTTCTCTGCGGTCCAGAACCTTCAGCAACATGTACCGCCCGTCGTCCGTCAGGCGTAGCGTACCGAGGTCAACAACGCAGTTCGGGAGCGTGATGGTCACACCGTCCCAGTACATCGAGATTGTGCCGGACGTAGCGATGCTTGCAGACTGGGGATTGAACCGCAGCATCGCTACGTCCGGAGTCCAGCCCACGCTCTGCGTGTACGTCAATTCGACCGGGCTGGAGATGCTGCTGAACGACCAGGTCATTGTCAGAACTCCGATACGCTAGGTAGATCGAAGGCTGAAAATCCAAAATCATTTGTGGCTTCCATGAAGTACTTCCACGACGTAGCAAACATCTCGTTGCCGCCCACGACTTTGTCTCGTGCTGTCTCGAACGTACGGACTCGCATCTCGCCATGCTCGATACCCGGGAACAGCGGTTCCGCTGGTGGGTACCAGTCTTGCCGTCCGATGTTCTCGCCTTCCTGCACGTACCAGAAGCTGGTAGCCGTCTGAAGGATCTGCAGTTCCGGGGTCCCGACTTCGCGTGGGCTGTACCGCCACTTCGGACCACCGGTGCCGCGGATCGTTACTCGCTCACTCCAGTCGTACAGCCCGTCGCCTACACGGATCTCTGCCCGGAGTACGATGTAGTACGTTCGTCGGTCAACGTACTCGACTCGGCCAGTCCAGGGTCCATTCATGAACGACGGCGGGACTTCTACCTTGGTGCCGCCGAATGTCTCTGCGTTGGTGACGATGTGCCGGGTAGGCGTTGTGCCATCGTCGTGGTACAGACCGAAGTCCTGGTAGTCCACGTTGTACGCATCGGTCAGTGCCTGCAGAGCCGTGGTTAAGTTGGCCTTCGTCGTCTCATCGTCGGTATCGAACGGGACAATCTTCACGCCGATGATCGTGTACTCAATCATGTCGCCCATACGGCGGTTGAACTTGTCGAAGATCCCTTGAACTGAGGTGCGTACCATCACCTCGTCTTGGTCGTGGGTGTAACTGCCGTACTTGAATATCATAGTGACCACCTATCGAGGTCTGACGAGTTTCCTTCGAACTGCTGGTACGACCGGGCGACAAATGCTTCGGACGATTCCAGTTGCAGGTCTGCAAGATCAGCTTTGATTTCCCGCGTGGGTACTCTCCGCTTCCGAGGTGGTAATTCTAACTGCTCGTCGACCGCTGTGAATAGATCTCTGTACGACTCTTGGAAAGCTGGCGGTACTGTGATCGTCACGTTCGACCGTGGTGAGGGACTTGCCACGGCCACGACAGTGTCTTTGTTTCGTACGCTCGCTGGTAGTCCTGCGATAGTGTCGAGCATTCTCGGTGTGGCTACCCGGGCCATGAAAGTTTCGGGTGCCATGACCTTGGCGTCACCGACGGCGAATGGTTGCGTTGGGGACGGCACGGCTTCGCGGCCGGGCTGACGCTCGGCGGGTCTGAGTCCTGCCGGGGCTCCCTGCTGCGGCTCTACGGGCCTCGGTGCTGCTGGTCGCTGAACTACAGTCTCGCCGGGACGAACGGCTGCGGGAGGTCCTTCTGTGGCTTCTGATGGCGAGACCCCGGCTGGCTTGCCGAACTCTTTGGCTGGTGTTACAGGTGAAGCAGCGGCACCAGTGTCACGGCTAGGCGTTGTGATGTTGACCGGCATACCAACTGTGGGTATGCCAGTGCGGGGATTAGCCGAGGCACCGACTACTGCATCCGAAGGTGTTGGACTGGCGGATGCTCCGGTGTCTACCGGCTTGAACTTCCACTGAGACGGAGTACCACTCGCTGTGTCACGCTGGGCTGGACGGGCATCCGGGACTGCAGGCCCCGCTGGAACAACCCCCTCCTGTGCAACACGTTCGATCGCTATCCGGTCGAGGAGTTCCCGTGGTCGGGTCATTGGTGGTTCTTCGGCCGGAGCTTCCGCCAGCAAACGGATCAAATCGGCGATCTCGTCCATAGTCGACAATCCAATCCAACAGCTTTTTGTTTCTCAGGAAGATAGGGTCAAACGACATCGTACCCGGGTTGTCACGGTACGTCCAGTAGTGCCTCCAGCATCTGGCCCATCTGTCCTCAGACAGGCCGAGCGGGTCGGCCCAGTGGCGTTTGACACAGCCTGACTGTGTCTCGCAAGGGAGCCGTGTCCCACGAGGTAGAGGCGTGGGTTGCCCGCTCGGCCCGATGTAGATCGTACCCTTCTCATGATCGACACACCATTCACGGCATGTCGAGCACGGCAGTTCGCTCAGCCCGGGGTTCAACACGACATGCAGATATACAGAGTCGTGCAGATCCTGAAAGTCCTGTTCTTCTTCTTTTGAAGTGTAGCCCAGCACAACCTGGATGACCTCAGCTTTGTGTTGCTCGAAGTCAGATACGGAACTCTCGACGTAATTGCTGTAGAGGTGGCCTGCCTGCTCG